TCTTCCATCGCTTTCTTGATTTCCTCAAACAATGTTCTATATCCGTAACTCTTATCTGTCTTTCTCTTTTCTGTAATATATGCTCTAGTGAGTTCTTTTGCTTCATCCATTGTTACAGGGTTATTGTCAATACAGCCTGCATAAATGGCTAAAATGCAAATCTCTGGCACATCTGCTGTCATATTTGCTAATCCATCAAAGGAAGCCTGCGCAATACTTTTATCTGTCTGTGCAAGTAAGTAAGAACCATTTACGACATTAAACATCTTCTGTACTATCTCTTTGCACTCTGCCGCACCAAAAGAGAACTCAACTTTGTATTCTTTTTCATTTACATTAATATTCATCATAATTTTTACCCTTTCCCACCCTATCGTCCATATAGGGAAAGGTGCGGATTTTACACCGCACCTACCTTTTAAATTGATTATTCTGTTACATCATCAAGATATGATGCGTAGTCGGCTGTTTTGGCGTTTGTGCCACCAATCGACACAGCCTTTGATTTAGTCGATTGGCTTATTATTCCCCCACCTTTGTTACTGTGAATGTGCCACCAGCACCCTCGACAACTTGAAGCTTGTCTGTGCATTCGATAGGTGAAGTGTTAGGAACTGCTGTTACTGTCATTTCAAGTACCGAATCAGTACCAGAAACATCATTAGGCGTTGCTGTTACCTGCCCGACAAATGCGTACTTAGCAACCGCACCTAATCCGTCAGAACCATATAACTGAATAATATCTAACTGCTTGCCCTCTGCTTTGATTAAGTCCTGCAAATAAGCCTTTTCAAGGTTTCCTGTGTAAGTCTTAGCGTCAGATGTTTTGATACCCATTAAGAATGTCTGTGAATCATCTTCAAATGTTGTACTTTCAACTGTGTTAGGTGCTGATACTGGTGCCGAAATCGACTTAGCCGCTACCATTAACTTGTATGAGCCTGCAAAGCCGTCTTCGCTATGCTCCTTGTAGATAACCCTAGCTTTATAACTTGTACTTGCCATTGCTTTGTCTACCTCCTAAAAATTTGCAAAAAAATAAGAGCATTTCTGCTCTGTTACATTAATTTGTCATTTGCTGCTATCATTCGTCTGAATCTAGCGGTACTCTTATGTACTTTGTTACTAATTGAGAACTCTGGCATTGCGTTACCTTGAAATCTCATTGTCTTAAATGTATCTGTAATTACTGCCATAACTTTGCGACAGTCAGACTTATTCGTGTTAGTTGTAACATCTACTTGGAACGTTGATAACAACGCGTTAACTGTCTGCCCATCAAGCGTTTGTCCTTGTTCTACCGCTGGCAACAGATGTATGTATACTGTTGGAAATACTGCTTGACCGCTGTTTTCTCCTTCATTTGTTATAACTATTTTGGGGTATGTTTTCTTTAATTGTGTTAGGGTTTTAGCCTTGACAAGTGCTGTAACTGTGTTTTCAAGGTCTGTCGCCCAATCGTTTGCATTTGCCATTAACTAAACACCTCTCTTGCTATCTGCTTATACTGATTAATAATCTCCATTGTGGCGTTGTACATAGGCATTGTAGCTTTAACGCCATGAGTGTAGTGCCATTGATTATCATTACCTAAGTAGTACCAGCCATCTTCAAATGCGTGTATCTGTCCTGGGTATGTTCCTACGCCCAAGCCAAAATCATTAGCCTTTGGGTTCTCATTGCCGCTGTTGTAATAAATACCAGCACCAAATTCGATTGCTAAAAGCGTGTAAAATGGTTCTCTATCTTCCACCTCAATAGTTTTACCGGTAGCAATTAAAATAGCTTGGTAGCCGTCTTGAATAGGCTTTCTGTCAACTCTTAATGTTACTGTCCTGCCTAATGGGCTTTCATTAACACTCATAATTGCCGCTTTGTCGCCTAATTCTGCTAGTCGTTCAACAAGCAATTCACATTTATACTGCAAACTCTGCTTATACTGTTGTAGCTGTCTGATAGCTTCATTTACAGACTTTTCAGACAAGGATATATTAATTGTATGTCTTGCCATAAACACGCTCCTTAACTGCTTGCAAAATAGCTTGTCTTATGCTTTCATTTATCGGCTCTTGCGTAGATGGGATTGTCTTTCCTTTAAAGATAGAACCAACTAGCTGTTCATTTCTCTGATGCTTCGTATTTACCACCTACTTTACAACTGCTTTAAGCATATACCTAACTGAATACAATGCCGGTTTCGTGCCTACAACCGTGAAGTCTGCTGATGTTTCATCAACAAGGCTGTCAGATGTGTATGTAGGCTTGCTATCAAGCCAAATAAGGTCGCCTTTTTTGATAGGTAACATATTCCTATCTGTCAGTAAAATAGCATCAAAATCAGCGGTATCAAAGCCATATTCTTTGCTCTGTGCTTCTCCACCGCTGAATGATATGTTAGCTTTAAAATCAACTGGCTCTGAAAAACCTGTTTTTTCTTCAAGGACTTTGGGTATCTTATTTCCCTCATCATCAAGATAAGGAATAAAATTGCCTTCTGTGTCGGTATATCCCTCATAAAGGATATTGCCCTCATCATCTCTTTCATAGATGGTGACAGTTTGTCCTTGAAGCGAATACTTCATAGCCTGCTTATTAATGTCAAGCATTGTTCTTTACCTGCTTATAAATCTGATTTACGCCAGTACTTGACAATCCTGACACGATACCTACGGCTATTGCATTAAGAATGTCATTAGCTGGATAATTTGGGATTACATACATACCGATAACGCCTAAGATAGCACCTGCAACGCCTACGATTATAGGAATAAAATTATCCTTAATGTGCGGAATTGCCTTAGCTCCTAAGCCTATCAAATATGTTATTACAACGATTGCAACTACTGTTGATACTGATGTTATATCCATTCTGTTATACCTCCTTATCTTCATTAAGTCGTGCTTCCAATCCGTCTATTCGGTGGTGTGCCGACTTTACACTTTCCTCAACCTTAATAATCCTGTTATCGTGAGAATTAAGTTCTTTTCTCATTTCTGTAACTTCATTCTTTATCTCTGTTGTGTTGCTTGATATTGTGTCAAGCTTCATATTTATGCGTGTATTTTCCTTTACGCGCTCCGTAAGTTCTGCATTGTCAGACTTTTTGTTGTTCTTAAGATTAAGTCCTAAGGTAAACAGTCCGAAAAAGACGGAAAAAGCAACTGAAATAATGCTTATAATTACTGCTATTGGCATTGATATACCGCCTTTCATAATTAATTAATAGGCACACCGCCCACCACCCTTAATGTGTGCCGCCTGCTAACATATTGCTGACATCAACAAAATGTTAACGCACAATCTTCTATAACACTTTAGCAAATGGAAATACCCCAACAAATAAGCTATCTCTATCTCTCCAAGTTCTGTTTACGCCATTCTCATTGTAACTTGACATAAATGCTTCGCCTGCCTGTGAATGGTCATAGACTGCAAGATTAACGATAACACTTTCAAATTTCTTTAAATCTTCGGTTATCATTTCATCTGTGTAGCTGTCGGGGTAATTTCTTCTTGCCTTTACATCTTCTGTAGCTTGCTTAATGAGCTGTTCGATTATCGGATTATCTTCTTTGTTATCGAACACTACCACATCAGATGTAGTGTCATCTTCATTTGTGACTGTATCAATATGAAATTGTTTAAGTCTGATTTTGACCTGTTCTAATGTGGTGTATTCTGCCATAGTTTAAACCCTTTCTAAAGCTCTACATTTTCCATTACTGCTCTCGCTTCAAGAACTGCAATATAATCTGTCATTGCTTTAATCTGCATATTATATGTACTTCTAGGGCAAGTTGGAGTAAATGTAAGTTCATCGTTATCCCACTTATCAAGCATATTTTTTAGTTTCTTATAGCGAATAACCACTTGCTGATACTCTGCTTTAAATCTCTCTTTGTAATCAGCACTATTCATCATTTCTACTGTATCTTTCAATTCCATAGCCTATCTCCTATAATCCTAATTTCTCAATTAACAGTTCTTTAAGTTCTGCTCCTGTAAGCTCCATTGCATTCTCAATGCCTTGTTCTAAGGCAAGTGTCTGTAAGTCTGCTGTTGGCATACGCTTAATAGCTGTCTTTGTGTAATCGCTTGTAGGTTGAGTAGGAAACTTGTCCTGCTCTTCCTCATATTTAAGTTCATCTCCATAAACAGCTTCCTGTCTTGCATTATCTGCTGTTACTTCTTCGCTCTGCTTTGCGGCGTTGATTTTGTGTCGTCTTAATAACATATAAACACCTCTTACTTTCCGAACTTAGCAAGAACAACCTTTGAATCGTTGCTTAAGACTGCTGTATAGTGTTCATCACCAGAGATAACAGTTGTCTTTGCAAGAATGTCTCTGTCTGATTCAATCTCAACGCTTCTCTTCATATAGATTGTAAGTGCGTTCTCTTCCTCTGACACGCCATCTGCACCTGTGTCCTCGTTAGGGTCTTCTGTTGATACGATAACAATAGGGCAAGCGTAGAACTCTGTTGTAACAGCCTTTAACTTGCTGCCTACCTTAATTTCTTTATCCTTTGACTTAAGCGTATGTGCAAGTGCTGTATTAAGGTGAACATTAGTTGCATCTTCGCTTGTTGTATCAGCTACAACATTAATTGTTCCTGTTGAATCATCAAGCTCATACTTAACCAGCTTAACTTTCTTAGACTTAACAACTTGCGCTCCTGCAATAGAGCCGATAGTGCCGTTCATAATCACATTAAGTGGGTACTTATCGTTGCTCTTAAAATCATCGTCATTAAGCAATGTGGCTTCTTGTGCTGGATTGATGAATAATATCTTTGTAAGTGATGAATCTGATTCATCATCAAACTTGCTATTAGCTGCTACTACCGCTGAATAGCTGATAGGTGCTGCTGTTCCATCGTAATCAATAGGTGCTGTGCAAAGTGCGTCATAGCTGTCATTATCAACCTTTGCAGCGATTGACATAGCAATCTGATTAATAGCTGTACCAAGTGGGTCGCCATAACCAGATAATACTGATTCATCTGTAAGCTCTACAGCCTTACCTGCTTTCTTAACCTTTGCTTCTGTTGTAGATGTTGTAAGTACTGTTGTACCCATAGCAACACCTTCTGCTACATCTTCTGCGTCACCAATATAAGCATACTTTGGCACAACAATTGTGCTTCCCGGTCTGCCTACAAGTGTTGTATCAACTCTTGCGATAGGTGAGAACTTAATCTTCTTTGGCAACTTAGCTGATACCATATCAGCCATTACCTGTGGATCTACTAAATTTGCTAACTTAGTCTGTGGCATAGTTTGTTTACCTCCGTTTTCTACTCTGTGAACTTCTTATAAAGTTCTGGATTCTTATTTTTGAACTCCACTCTTTCGTGGTAATTCATCTTGTTGAACTGTTCCTGTGTTATCGTGCTTTCTTCTCCACCGCCTGCATTAATAGCCGGTCTCGATTTAAGCCACTCTGCCTTAGCTTCTTTAACCTGTCTTTGCACTTCATTGGCAATTACAGTTGCTATAAGGCTATGGTCTGCATCTGCAACCGCCTCAATCAAAGAATCAATATCATTTCCATCGCCTATAACTTTCTGATAAGCGTTGACAGCTTTCATATGATTAAGCTCTTTGCTCATATTCTCGAACTTTTCAGCCTGCAACTTTTCAGCTTCTGCCTTTGCTTCTGCTTCCTGTTCTTCTGCTGTCTGCTTTGAGCGAAGTTCTTTCTTGTACTTAGCTGCTTCTGAACTGGCTTTATCAGAAGCGTTCTTATACTTCTCTTTTTCAGCTCTTTCACTAGCGAGCTGTGCCATAAGCTCTTCTACACTAGGTGTCTGTTCTTCGTTCTGTGGCTCATTATTAGTTGTTGGTTCTGTTGTTGTGTTAGTTACATCTGCCATAATTTCTTTACCTCTGCTTTCTGCGTTTTTTGTTGTTCTCTCAACTTCTTGCGATATTTGTATTGCCCTTTCTCTAGGGCATATAAAAAGCCACAAGGCATTTTCTACCCTGTGGCTCAATATCAATTATTTATCTGTTCTGCTCTTATCTATAACTGGACTATTTTCTGTCTGATCTGATAAGTCTTGCATTGTGCGGTCTTTGTTAGGTGATTGTTCGCCATCTCCGCCCTCCGCTTGGTTCTGTGTGTCTTTGTTGATTATACTGTCTTGATATGCCTTAACCATCTCTCCGCTTCTCGCTACAACATCGTTAGGGTCGTCAAAGAACGGAATCGCATCAACCGTATCTTTAAGGCTAAATCCGTGGCTTATCAATGTTGCCATAGCATTAACCTTGGTTGACATTTCATAAGTTTTTTGTCGCTTAATGTTAGGCTTTACATCTCTTGCCCTTAATTTAAGTAATGGGTTGCTACTGTTAACATTGTTTGACAGCTTAATAGCCGCAAGAACAACTTTTATTTCTTCCATTTTGCAGCCATCAGTAATTAATTGCTGTTTTGCCGCCGCTGTTTCTGCTTGTGACCAACCTGTTGCATCTGACATTGCAACTCCTGTACTGCCACCGCTATTATCATTTCGTTGTGGTACATTGCATTTCTGCAAGATTATCTGTCGCCTTGATTGAATGTTATTAAGCATACCTGTGTAATCGTAATTAATTGCAAGTGGCTCAACTATTGGAGTTTTACCATCTGCTGATGTATAGGTCTGCATCCATTCTCCAGATTTTGGTTTCCTTACAGTTTCTTCAATAGTCTGTGTGCCATCCTCATTGTCTGTAACTTTTTTCTCTACAGGAAAGTCAACATCGTTTGTATGCCAAACTGCCTGTGTGTTCTGTTCAACATCATTGGTAAAATCTGAAATAAGTAAATTTAAGTTATCCATTTCAGATATTTGCCGTTCAAAACAGCCCATCCTGTCGAATGACCTTGTATATTCAATAATAGGGATTTTATGCAGCGGATTCTCTTCTCCGCTTCTCTTTAAAAATCCCCATTTTGTCTTTCCTTTTTCTGGTCCATTAGTAATTTTTATTCCGTCAGTGATTTCATATCGGATGTCTTTAGTAAAACAAGTATAATATCTTGTTCCACTATGCTTATCCTTGATATAAGTACCTGCAAGAATAACTCTCTTGTCATTATAAGCTGTTGACCTTATAACAAATGTTGTTCTTGGGTCTAATATGTCATATGTAAAATAACTTTCCCCATCTTCATACTCTGTGTTAGCATCAATAAAGACATATCCAACGCCGCCAATTTCAACATATCTTGCAAGTTCCTGTTGCTTCTGCCTTGCATTCTGCGATTCATAGCAACTATTTAATTCTGCTATAGCTTCTGTAAGATTAGAATCCTCATTGTTGCCATTTTGAACAAGTGTTATAGGATTCCCCCATTTAAAGCCTAAATTAAACTCTGTGACCTCGTTAGCCACATTATCACAGCACTCACAGTCAATGTCTGGTCTGTAAGTCTTTGGATTCTTCCTAACTATTGGCTGTATTCCTGCATCATAATCAAGAAGAAATTGTATTCTGTTGGAATTAATATCATGTTCCAAAATTGCTTCACGCAAAATCGGTATTATATTGTCAGATGTTATTTCTTTTGCATCTGTATAAATAGCAATTCTTCCTGTCTGCATTTCTTGCACCTCTAATAAAATGTCATACCACTTGAGCTTCTACTCTGCGGCACTTCTTTAATTTGAAAATTATCATCATCATTTGGCACATACCAAATCCATTTGCCGCAATGTTTGCAAGCTAGTTTGTGTGTGCGTGAATCTTTCTTATCTGCCTTAGTTAAAAACTTATGGCAGTTTGGACACATAATTGACTTGTCTTTATTCATATAAAATTCCATATATTACCTCTTTGCATAACAAAAGCACCGCCACAATTAAGTAACGGTGCTTCTTGATAAGGAATGTTTTGTTTGTGAAAAACAGCTCTGTAATTTCTTACAGATATACTATACCACGCCGGCAATGTGACATTCTATGACATCTTTTACAGATATTCACTCCCATATTTGTCTTCAAAGGCTTGTAATGCTTTAGCGTGTATCCTGTGTACCTGTCGCCAACACCAGTCTGTTTCATTTGCAATTTTTTCAAATGTAAACTTTCTGACATATCTTAGAAACAATACTGTGTAATAATCTTCGTTGTTTATCTGCTCTATCTGCTCTATTATTTTGTTCTTTACATCAATGTATTTATCTATAAGCTTATCAAGGTTTTCTTCCATTTGTTCAAGTCTGACATATCCGCAGCCTGTTTTGTCTGGGTCTGATGATGACATAACTCTTTCTTCATTAACAACCGCTGATATGCTGTATGATAATTCTTTATACTGTGTTATTTCTATCAATTTATTATCAATTATCTTGTTGTAATAACTTATCTGATTCAGATAATCCTTAGTTGTCATAATAGATTAACCTCCTATATTGGGCTTGACATAATAACTGTTTTTTTTACCCGATTCCCTTTTGTCATCCTCAATGCAAAATTTGAAAATACATCTGGAACATCATCAAGCTGTTTCTTCCCTGATACTGAATACTGTTTTAAAAGCGACATCATTATTCCATATGGTTCATTAGGTTTGTAAAGTGATGAGTCTTTAAAAATAATGTGTTGCAAAATCCAGTTAGAACATTGAAAAATCCTTGCCTCTTTGTTTGTTTCTGTAGGTGTATCTGTAATATTACATATCCAGCCTACGCTCTCAACACGCTTATTAACTTCCATTGCAACCCTATCTCCACCGGCATTACGCTCAAATTCGCACTCTTGCACTTTGTTATTTACAAGTACACCTGCGGCATTTCTGTATTGTTCTTCATAATCTGCTGTGTTGTCACATACGCAATCAACGCAGTAATAATCTTCTCCATATTTCTGCAATACAGGCAGTACAAAATAATCCGTGCCTTTGCCCTTTGTATCGCATTGAGCTGTGATAATTTCCGGCTCTCCGTGTGGTAGATTAAGGTATCTTCGGATTTTATCATCTGGAAACAGCAATCCCTCACGCTCTATAGGCTCTTGCTTGTACAAGCACCGATATGATATCTCATCCATTAATAAATGTTGGTCCGCGAAAAATTCTTTCGTAAATCCACTATATTCATAATCAAAGTTGCTTTCGCCTGTCACTGGGTCAACATCCGGCACAGCGATAGTCTTAACTCTTTTATTCCCTGCGTACATATTTTGTATTCTGCCAATAACATCGTGTACGCTCCAACGTGTAGCAATATGTATTTCTTTGCAGTTATGTCCGTCCGTATCTTGAATTTTTCTTTGTCTGGCATCTACCGCATATTTATCCCATAGCTTATCAAGCGCCATAGGACTAAGTGCTTCTTCAATACCACCAATCATATCATCTACAAGCAAAAATTTGCTCGCACGAACTTTACCGGTATTTTTACTACCGACAGATGTACATTGTATGCTAGGGAATGGCTTGTATTTACCTACATTGAACTGTTCCAACTTTGCATTAGTGCTTGTGACTGTAAGATTAGGAAAAATTTCATTCCACGCATATTCGTCAGAATTTGTAACAATGTCATACACGCCATCGTAGTACATTCGTGTAATGTCGCACGAATGAGAGTAAAAAAGACAAAAGTCATTAGGGAACCAACCAGCCACTAAAGCATTAAACATTTTTTCAATGGTTGTTTTTCCTGCACCCGGTATTAATGACACACATAATATATCGTATTTATCATCGACCATACCTTGCAATGCTTCTGTTAGCCCCATTTTTATAAATTGTTTGCGGCGTGGCATATAAAATCGCTCTTTAGGCTCTCTTTTCTTTTCAAGATACCTAAAACCGCTGTCAACAACTTTGTTCTGTGCTTCAATCAGCAAAATATCGTAAAACCAATTAATTAATTCATACTCTACTTTATTTGCAAAAGCATATTTTTCCAAACTCCATATTGTGCCGCCTGTTCTGGCCAAGCAAAAATTCTCTATAAGCTCTTTTGTCCTTTTGGTAAGTTGTAGTCCATACTCAATATCTTTCTCGCCGTTTATGGCTACACTGCAAGCGTCTACATAGGCATTAATTACTTGTTCATCTATTCCATTTCTCTTTATGTAATTTTCATATCCATTAACTGTGGAAATAAGGCTCTGACTAGCCATAAAGAAAAGCACCTCCACTTTTCAGCAAAGGTGCTTATAGACCTCTGCCTATAACTGTTTTAGGGTAGCGCCACAAACCATTTATGTGGCGGTATTTCGCTTTATTTTACTATTATCATATCTTTTATCATTTGGACTGTATTATTTACTGCTTTTTTTAGAATATTATCGTCAATTTCTAAATCTCTTACTTCTCCGCTCCTAGCCATTCCTGCGCAGACGCAATCGCTAATCATTTCAAGTACATCTATCAGGTTTACATCGCCTGGGCAGTTCGATAATAAGTGATGTCTTTCGGCTTTGATATGTAGCTGATACCATTCATCATTCACAAAGTCCGTTCCATTGTTTATTGTAGATAAAAAATTATCATAGAACATTTTTTCTTGTGATTTTTTGGTGTAATCGTGATTTTTCCCTCTTTCTTCTATTATTTTTGACAGTTCATACATAACAGCTTCTACATCTTTAATGTGCATATTGTTTGCCTCTTGGAACTTCTCAAAAGTAACATCTTTAGGTGCCGTTCTTGTGTCTCCATTCGGATTTTTATAAATTTCTATCATATAATATTCCTTTCTAGGGTAGCAACTAACTCTATTTGTTAGCCGGTAATTTTGCTTATTTTAATTCATCTGCTGTAACTATATGTAAAATTCCATAATTACCTTTATCAAAACTGTCTCTTGCACTTTCGTGACATCTTGTGCGTAGTACATTTAATGCACTTTTAATATTGCTATTGCAAATAGCCTTAGCAATGTCAGAAAATGGTTGTGGGGTGTCTAGTCTTGAATTAGCTTCTGCTATAGAACAATGCTTATATTGTATTATTGCATCCATTGCAAAGTCTCTGTCCAAATTAACACCCAAAAATCTGTCCGTAACTGTATTCCATATAGCATATAGGTTATCTACATCATCTTGTAATGCGACTATTAACATATAATCTCACTCCTTGTTCAGTTCATCCGCATATCTTGTCATTTCAATCTGTGTTCCGTTTTCATCCCTTGCACCGACAGTTACATATCTGTTACTTCCACTCATCATATCCCCAATCCGCATTTCTGTTTTATCATCATTAAACTTGTAACATTTACGCATTTCTTCAATGCAGTTATTCATTTCTGTTATTTTCATAATATCACTTCTTTCCCTCATTATTCGCTAATGATTTTGTTTCCTCTAGAATTTTCATTGCTAATGCTCTTGAAAATTCATAATTATTTTTCGGGTATCTGCCTAGAATTGATTTTGCGTATTCATTGACTGCATCAACTGAAACATCAATACCAATAGTCATATCGTGAAATTCAGATGTTTCTATCGGTTTGCCATCATCATCGCCGATATGTTTAACATTATCAATCTTTCTGAATGTTTTCTTATCAATGTACAACACCTTTCTTGAAACTTCGACACATTCTTTTCTCTTTTCATTATTGGTACACTTGCCATCTGCATTGTATCGGCAATTGGTAAGATTACAATTATTCATTTTTAATACACCCAATTCCGCCACATATGTAATGGCTTCTTGTGTCAGAGATTGTTTTACAATCAATAACATTGCCCTTGCCAAGGCAAGTCTCAAGATACTTACATTTATCACACTCTGTATCTTTTTCAATATATTTTTGCGGTTTGTATTTCTTAAAATCCTTGCACTCACAGTCAAGTGATGTATCATTTCCTTTTTGGCATTCATAAACCGGATATTCTTCTCCTGTTTCTTCATCAAAATTAAAATCTTCATCACAATATTTGCAAATCGAGCAATCTTTCATATCATACCTCAAATCTTCGTAAATATATCCAAATCATAGTTATCTCTGATATAGTCAACAACTTTTTGTAATTTGCTTTTCACAAATTCATCTTTCGCAATATCCGGGTGACAATGCATTGTGCAGCTATCTTTCTTGCCTTGTGCCTTATATTTACGATAATCAAATGTCATTGTAAAAAGTGGTATTTCTGTCAGATTCTTTGTCTTGCGTCTTATCCAACAATTAACAATTCTCTTAATCATCATTCTTCCCCCATAAATTATCTGGCAATTCCTCGCCGCCATAAATCTTGTTAGCATATTTCTTAAATGTCGGTACGCTACAACCTGCTACTTTTGCCGCTTTTACCTGTGAAGCCTGTCCCGATATGTACAAATTAATTGCTTCATAAAACTTGTCTTTGTTTAATGGGTGTACGCCTGCTGCCACAATAATCACTCCTTACCATTCCTTGCTTTCGCACCAACTACTCTTACAAGCGTGATTCATAATGTTAATTAAAACCTTTTCAGAAGAAAAGTGAACTAAGCTGTAATCACATTGTGCTGAAAACTTTGTATTGAAATATTCATCAACTAACATCTTGTAGTCTGTATTATCGTCCATATCACTTATAGCCGCATAATAGGTGTCTGTATATCCGTCACGCTCTATGTCAGTTTCTTTTGTTAGGTTATCTACTACTCTTGATAAAACCTTATCTGTTAATGGGTAGTGATATTCTCCAGTACATTCTCCGTGTTTATCTAAAAAGTATTTAAAGAATGCTTCTACATTTTCTTTGAGCGTTTTATCATTAGTCCAATCATAAGCTATCTTGCCGGCTCTGTTTATCATTCTTTCTTCGGCAACTTCCCAATCACTTTGAGAGTATTCGCTTATCGGCTTAAACTCTTTCACTTTTTTATCTTTGGGTAAAAAAGAATTACATTGTTCTCTGTTAAGAGAATTACACTCTGTACTATTTGATTTGTAATCTTTGTTTAAGTAATCTATGTTAGTACTCTTTGGTATTGCTTCGTCACTAGCTTGTGTTTGATTTTTCATTGGCTCATTATTGATTACGCACTCGTGCGTAATGGTTTTTTCATTTTCTGGAATTTCAATTTTATAATCGCTTAATGGATAGCCATTCTTTTTAAGGTCTTTTGCAATATTTACAAGATTTACCCTATATTGTAATGTTCTATCCCACTTATATTTAGGGTTATTTCGTTTTGAGATATAACCCATATTCACCAAATCGCTGATATATCTTCTTATCTGGCTTGCAGATAAACCTAACATAACCTCATCAGCTAATTCCTCGGCGGTTTTATATATCCAACCATAGAAAAGCTCTCTTTCCTCTTCTCCATTGCTCTTTGCAATCTCATTTTCTTTCTTGATAAACTTATCGGCATCTGAAACTCTTTCAGACCAATAGATAAACTGATTAAGAATGATTGCTTTTCTATAATCGTTTGTTATTGATAATAAATCTTCTCTAATTACTGCTTTTTTAATTTTTATGTCTGTCATAAATTACCTCCTACGATAGATAACCCTACGATTTATATAAAAACAGTTGCCAGGAGTTCGTAGGTTACTCTTTTCGTGTTGCAATCACTAGGCAACTGATTTTACCAATATTATTCCGGCTTATTCATCTCAAAGAAATGCTTCTTGCATCTTGAATCATCGCTATCAAAGCTACAATCTGGTTTAAATCGTTTTTGGCATTCATCACAAGACCAAGATGTTACACCTTCAAGCTCTGAAACAGCACCGCAAAGCTCGTACAATTCATCATCTGTGCAATTCAGCACATAATCCGCAAGTTCCATTCTTATTTTTCCGATTGAACGATGCTTAATCAACTTTGCCATTTTATTTACCTCCACGAATGATAATTTCCACGATTTTAGATATAACAACAAACAGGCAGTCGTGGTCTGCTTTTCGGTAGCTAACCTAGTTTGCTGTTAATCTGACATATGGACTTGCACCATACTCACCACCCAGTTAAGGAATCGAACCTCACACCTCGAAGAACCGCATCTCCAAGGGTACACCGACTGTAATAGGAATTGAACCTATCTCACACTATGTTGTCAGAACCAAAACCCTATTCTAACTAGTATTAGTCTGCTACCAGCTTACGCACGCAGACTTGAAAAAGGATTTTAGCGCAGATAGCAGGAATCGAACCTGCATAACGATTTTGTTCGTTAGAGAGATTAGCAATCTCTTGTGATACCATTACACCATATCTGCAAATACCGCCTGTAACGGCTATCAAGAAACAAGAACAGAAACAATAAAATATTAGGGGTGTTTTGATAAGAAGTGCTTCTTGATAAGCTGATTTTCACATGGCTATGTATATACATGCCGAACCCTCTCAAGCGGTCTTGCACCGCTTTTAACTGAACAAAATCCAAAGAGGTATATGAAAGGAGGACTGTTCTGTGTAAAATGCAAAAACACAATAATGAACAGCCAAACAAATAAAAAGAAAAATAAACTACCCTTATGGGAATCGAACCCATATTACAGAAATCAAAATCCTGCGTATTAACCATTATACTAAAGGGCAATAGTGGCTATTCCCAGTATGCATTCGCCACAAGTCGCAGTGTACTATCCTTTGCAACCATTATACTTTCATTGACTGACACGACTATTCTGACAATTCTATGTATTTGTCAATGTACCACTTGGCTTTTTGAATATCCTCTAAGCCATTCTTTCTACCACTTCGGTAATTGTACTTAAAAGCATTGAGCAAACAGAATGTTTTTACAGCTTCGATACCGAATATCTCAAGCATAACATCTATGCACTCATATTTGCCAGTGCAATAGTGCTGTGGATGATTTACAGCGTCATATACGACATTACCTTTAATATTTGGTGCAACAATACCTAGCGGAGTAAAGTTGTCTGATTTGCCTATCTTTAAATCATCAATCTTTTTCTCAAGCCTATCTGTAGACTTTTTATTGTTAGTACGCATAGCCATAGCCAAACCTAGATACTTATCGCACTGCATTTCTAACTCCTAACTCTTTTTTATTTTTTTAAATTTTTTGGAATTTACTCGGCTGAATTATCCGTTTTGATGTGTGTATTTATTGAATATCTCGTGAATAATTAAGATGTATCTATTATACACCTATCTATCAGATTTGTACAGTAGATTTAATTAATTATATTATATGGGTTATTATCAAAGCTATATATTAATAAATATAATGGTTATTGTATATAGTTTAATAAATTATTATTGGTTGGTTATGTATATATAAATATATATAATAAGCCTTTTTATTTTTGAGAATATTTGAGCGACTTAGTTGGGCGGTCAGCGTCTGGATATATAACCCCCACGCCCTGCGTTTGTACATTTTGCACAATGAAATCAGCCAGAGCGGAGCCATTGCGCAATGAATAATTATCAAGCAATCGCTGTCAATCCGCTTATTTACTGGCTTTATCGCGTTTTTGTCGCTCAAATGTTCTGTTTTATCACTTCGCTAAACTCAACTTTAGCGAAATCATGTTATCGTGAGGCAAACGGCTACAATTCGCTTGTTTACTGGCTTTGTGGGATTTCTTGTACATCTTGCACAATGTTTTCTTGCTGTGCAATTTGACGAACATTAGAGCCTTGAGCGTTTCCGGATGTGCCAAGCTGCGGCAGATCTGATGCGGTCTTAATGACTTTTGCGGTGCTTTCTCTGCTGACACCGGGAAGATTCCAAGCATAATGTCTGTTAAGTATTGCAAGGATTCCGACAGGGTTTTTGTTACCGGTTGCGAGCTTGTTTGATAGGCTTTCCTCGCGAAAAATGCGCAGTTTTTGCACGATATCGAAGCCTTTTGTACTTAGTTTTCTTTCATCTGCTCCCCAGTCCATTAATGTATCGTAATTAATACCAGTTAATAAGCTATATCCCATTATGCTACATTCTTTATCATATACAGAACATAAATAATAATATATATATAATATATACTCTAATTTATCATAATCATACATATAAAAATTACTATCCATTATGCAATTAGTATTATTTTTATTAATATTCTTATTTAATTTTAATATACTTTTATCACTAAAAACATATTTATTTATATACATCAGGGCAGCGTTCCATCTGCTCTGTGGTTCTTTTGTCATGTCTTCGATGTTGTGTTCTTCACAGAACTGTGATAAATACAGCTCTATGTCATTTTGAAATACTTCGGGCGTGTCTGGTGTTTCTTGCACTTTCTCCATCTGTTCCCCTTCCTGCCGGAGCTTATCCAGCTTATTATAATATATACTAATAACATAAAAATAACCCGATAACAATATTAATATTATCGGGTGTAAATCTTATATATTTAATTATTGGCAATATAATAACATAATAAATATAATTAATCAATAGGCATTAAAAAAGCGATGTATAACAGATATACACCGCCTAAATATTAATATTAATTGTTTAACAGCTCTTCTTTTAACCCATCGAAATATAAAAATTCATTCGTTCGCTGGAGCTGTTCCAAGCTTAATTGTTTTCTTCTTCACATTCAAACCCAAACAAAATATCATTTGCTAGCTCTTCGCTGACTTCCTCTTCTGTGATTGGCTTTCTGTTCTCTGCTCCGAATATTTCGTCAAGGCTTGCATCTATGTCTGCAAGTGCCTTTTCTCTGTCAAATCCAAGTTCAACAGCTTTGTTTAATAATTCAATAGTTTTCATCTTGTCCACCTTTTAACCTTTCTTATAAACATATATGACAATTCAAAATATCTTCGCCCTCTTTAATCTCTGGTAATTCCACGATTCGCGCGCCTCTGTTATCCGCTGCATATGTGCTTGGGAATGTTCTGGAATTAATGACTGCACTTATATACTCTTTTTTCTGTTCGTCTTTTTTGATTACTAAAAATAATCTCATCTTTTCCACCTTTCAGCCTTTCGGCTGTCCTTTCTTAATTTGTACTCTTATTATATAACGCTATCGTTATATAGTCAAGCAATATTTTATAATTCTTTTAACTATTTAGAATGGGCATTCGTCGGAGCTTGTACAGGTTGGAGCTTTCGCCTTTTCTGTTTCCTGTACTTTCTCCATTACAGCCGCCACGATAAAGCCGTTAAGGCTATCGCCTGCCGCCGCTCTGATTCGTTCTTCGTCCTCTTTCTTAAATCTTACAAGGCTTTTAAAATAAGCCTTATTATCATATTTTTTTGTCGCTCTTGCTTGTGCTTTAGATACTGCCATCAAATCAACTCCTTTTATAAAGATAACTTTATTATATAGTAGCGTTATATGTTTGTCAACCTAATATAAAGATATCATTATTATATAGTAGCGTTATATATTCATATATAGATAGCTTTATACATATTGCACAATAAAATTATATAGATAGCTTTATATATTTGTTACATTTTGCGACTTGTAATTATATAACGATAGCTTTATAATAAGAGCATAAATAAAAGGCGGTTGCAATCCTACCAAGACACACAACCGCCACTAATCAAAAAGAAAGGTAGCTATATTATAGCACAGGTAAAAAGAAATGAGAAGAACAAACAGCAAGGAAGTTAAGGCAGCAGTTAGAAACTATTTAACAGAAGTTGCACAGAGTGAAGAGCTTAACACAATTAAGGACATCAAGGATAAGTTCGCAAATGAATACGGATGGGCAGTTGCAAGACTTGGAGAGCGTAACGCTTGTATAGAATGGCTTAGAGGTTTAGGCGTTGGCGTTGATTATAGTTATTATGACATCATCCAGCTTATGGCTGAATGGTTAGACGAAAGCACAGAAGAAGCTGAAAAATGGCTTGATAAGCGTGGCGATGGTCTTTATTGGGATTTATTAGCAAGGGAGATTTTAGCAAGCAAATAATTAGCAAGGTCGGCTTTTCCGGGGTTCGATTCCCCGGCTTGCTCTCGCCATAAACGATTGATTTTTATGGCGATAAATGATATATTATTATTATTAATTTCTACTTGGTAGATTAAAATAGTATATCTTTATTTATTAATTTTTTAAAAAATGGAGGTATAAAAGTATGGAATGGTACGCAGACAGAGAGGTTACAAGTAAGGAAAGAGAAGCAATTGACGAAGCACTAAGTCTTTTTAATTGCGATTTAAGCGATGACGATATCCAGAGATGGATAGATGACGACACTATATCTTTAAATACATGCAGAAACGGTCGTGATGTTGTCTGGATCCTGTTAGAAGATAATAACGAAGCGTGTGTATATGTCGATAATCTGAAAAAGCTTACCAATGAAGAAATCAAAAATCAGCTTCTTTAAATATGTACTAAATCATAAGCAAGGCTTTTTGACAAGTGGTTGTCCTGGCGTTTCTTGGCGTGGAGATAAACAGAAATGGCAAGCTAGAATATACTTCAATGGCGTAAATCATCATTTAGGATATTTTGCGAATAAAGATAGTGCTATTAAAGTCAGGCAAGAAGCAGAAAACGATATATATAACAGATATTCCGATATTATCGAAGAGATGCCAAATAAAAATAATGCGTTTAGCAAAAAATAAATCAAAAACGAATTGTCTTGCATTGGATTTAAAGGCGTTTTAAGGCTGTTTTACTTTGTAGGCTTATAAATCTACATCAACGCAATAAAAACCGCTGTACAGGGCAAATCACAAAGCCACAAAGTCAAAACAAGCACGAGCCACAGCCTGTCAAGTTTATATAATGCACTTTAATCTATTAAAGTTTTTCGTCAGTTTTTCAAGGCAAATCTGAACGAAATCGGGAGCAAAAATTGAAATTCTGTGTAACTGATTTTTGGATTCCAAAATTGCATATGACGGGGGTATCAAAATTTTTAGCAATAAAATTTATGGAGAAATTTTTCCAATTTTTTTAGTAGGATTTGAACGAAATCTGAACCAAATTTTGAGATTTTTTAAAATTGAAATTGTGAATACAAAAAGTCAACCCACGGGGGTAAAGAAAAATTTTACCTATATTCCGTGGGTTTTAAATTAGTTTATAAAAATAATTGGCTTATCATCATCAAAAAGATTACTAACAACTTCCTGTCCTTTATCTACTAAGTAACAAGAAACTTTCTGGAATCGCCTAAGACCCTTAATGATTTCGTATTTGTTATTAATTCTATAGATAGTTCCCGCAAAATTGCCTTTATTAACAGGAATATAAGATTGCATAGCAAGTGGAGCTGGTACACATTTATCAAGCTCCTTGAGCTCTATAATATCTACTGCTTCAATCTTGCACAAATCACCATATTCACCCAATGATGGATATACTGGCGGATTTAGTAAAGCATGGTATATATCATTTATGTCACTATCATCAGCTTTGATGTATATAGTTGTATATAAATCAACTAGCATTAGATGATATTTAACTGCATTGACCCAACCTGTATGACTTCCGTTTGCGTTATCTGTTATGACATCCCAACGATTAAGCATTTCATCGCTAATTTTGTTGAAATTATAGCCACCGTGCCATTCTTTTTGCACCTTAGTATTATAAATTCCTTTGCCAGTAACAAAATAATCTAATTTATGATACATTTTCCATTGACACATTGAATGAATAAACCCATTAACTGTGCTAAATGGTGGCAAAGGGTAGCAATCTGCACCTTTTGGTGCTGATGGATTATTGAATCTAGCCATTTCTTGATACATTTTTAATCTTACAACTCTCATAATAAAACCTCTAAAATAAAATAAGTTGCACCTATACAAAAATGTATCAATGCAACTTTCCACTATGGTTCTATTAAGGTAAAATGATATATTAATTATCAATTGTTTACATCTATTAAATAATAGCATTTTTAAATATTATTGTCAACACAACAACTTTCTGTATAAATCAACGCTTTACTTGCGTATCGGCATTGACTAAGTTCATATATCAATAATTCTTTTGTCATAGTCGGATTAGTCCTTTGAATTATTTCCAATAACTCTTCAATACTCATTATCCCACTCTCCTAACTGCCCCTAAAACCATATCGACAATATCAAATATTTCATCTCCATAAGTTGCTACAAAGTCGCATAATATCTCTTCCTGTTCGATAGGCAAATACACATCATAGGACATACAGATTGCGTGGCAGATTTCGTGTATCAGCACTTTGCGTTGCATAAATCCCTGTAGTTTGTCTGACAGATATATTGTGTGCGTGTTTCTGTCAGTTACACCTAAGCTAATTGTATTGTCTGACCGCCTTAATTCACTTGAATTTGAATTTTTATATTGTATGTGCCAGATTGTACCATTAATATTAAAAATCATCTGTATACCCCTTTCTCAATAAAACAGGCTATGAATATTGCTACTCATAGCCTTTTAAATCATATCTTAGATACAAGAGTGCTTAGCTTTGTTCTAAGTAAGTTTTTCTCTTCTGCTGACATATCGGCAACCATACCTGTAATGTCGCTTGCGAGTTCTTTAGTGTAGCTGTCAAGAGACTTCATCTTATGCTCCTTATCCTCTGGTGTATTAGCTTTGTGCATTTCTTTAGTTTCTGTGTACATTCTTTTTGCCCTGTCGTAGCCACTTTCAGATGTATGTGTAGCTGTAGGCTCTGTATAGTACATTCTGCCATACTCTCTATCCATATCACGCTCTGGGTACATATGGTAATAAGGTGGTTCTTCGTATCCTCTTCTGCCTACATAAGTGCCTTTGCCTTTAGGGGCATATCTGCCAGTGCGCATATAGCGGTATTCATCATAGTATCTTCTGCCACCCTCTTCTCCGTATTCGTCTTTTAAGGCTCTAAGTAGCTCCTTGTTGTATTCTTCTTCCTCTTCATCAGCTTTCTTCATAGACTTAACGATAACAGCCTTGTACTCTGCTTCACATAAGTCCTTAATCATATCGACCGCTTCGCTCATTTCCTCTGTATTGACATTCTCAATACCCTTATCAAGTTCAGATAGTGTCTTTTCGGTAAGGCACTCAACCATTTTGTGTATTCTTTCAATATGCATAGTTGTTTACCCCACTTTCTTAACCTATTCTGTTGATTGTAATATTTGCATTAGCAACACTGATAGCCTGTGTAGATGTATTCTTAACAGAGATTGCCTGACAGCAACCACAAGAAAGCCATACATCTGTAGCCGTAGAAACATTGTTAAATGCTTCTGCCGCCGCCGGCGTTGAAATTGCAAGTGTTGATAAATCTGGTTCGCCCTCTATCGCAATCGCAAGGGATATAGGACCTGCTGTAGCACCTGCCGGTACTGCAATATTTCCATTAAATTCTACTCTGTACTTTGCCTTGCAAGTGTTAGTAGCACCTTTGAGGTTGATTAATCCGCTTCCTGTTCTGTGCGAAATATATCCTTTGTTACATACAGATGTTGGTGCATCTGTAAATAATACATTTCCATTTACCGCAACTGTCTGTGTTGCAACATTTGAAAATTCAGCCATAATAAAAACCTCCTTATTTCATTTCTCCTATTGTTTTAGGTTTCTCTTCTTTTGAAGTTTTTACTCCCATTGAAACCATAGACTCTTTAAGCAATTCTGTATAATCTTTCTTTGCCATCTTATCTACTGTATCAGAAATTTCTGATACAGTTTTTAGCTCATAGATATTAAGCTTATTAAAATCTATACTTTTAATTGCTTCTATAAACTTATTTTTTAATTCTTCCATTTTAGAAACCTCCAGATAATTAAAATAAGGGCAAACATTATAGCCTGCCCTTTGATTATAAGTAATACTGCTTAGCAGACATAATCTTTCGAGTTTTCTTTCGAGTTAAACTCGATACTTAACTCGATTAAATTGAGTTAAATCAAGTTAAATTGAATTAAACCGAGTTAAACCAAGAATTAAACCGATTAAAATTGATTAAGATACTTGTTAATTATTCAGTTGTTTAGCATCCGCAACCTGTATTGCATCCGCATCCATAATACACATTTGGGTTAGGAACTGTGTATGCAGGGATTGGTGTAGGATTTACAGCATTTATAATCTGATTTGTCTGTGCTGTCATTGCAGTAGTCAGAAGTGCGTTCTGTCTATCCTGTGAAGCAGCTCTGCGTAAATCATTGTTCTCTGCCTGTAATGTAGCTATCTTGTCATTAGTCAGGAAATCAAGAATAGCTCTCGTTCCTGCGTTCTGGCTGTCAATAATATCTCTTGTATTATTGTTTATTGTGTTCTGTAAAGCGCAAGTGTTAGTTGCCATGTTGTAGTTTACACCCTGGATAGCTTCTCTTGTCTCGCAGCAACAGTTAGCAATCTGCGACTGTAAAGCGTTGGTATTCTGCATATTAGCGACTGTATCAGCGTTAATAGCCTGCTGTATGCCATAGCCGGTCTGCATGATATTTGTGTTGATACCATTAAAGCCTGTAAGCATACTGTTGTTCATAGCGTAGAAGCCATCACAAAGTCCGTTAGAAATGCCATCTAACTTGCTGATAACTGCTGAATTGTCAAATCCTCTCTGAATATCAGCCTGTGTAGCGGCTGTTGCAACATAGCCACCGCCATTATTGCCGCCAAAACCACCAAATCCGCCATTGCCCCATCCAAAGAGTAATGCGAATACAACGATTATCCAAAGCCAACCGCCGTCAGCCCATCCGCCGTTATTGCCGTTGCCGTCAATATTAGCAACTAAAGGTATACTGGCACAATTTGAATTCGAAAACATATTGTTACCTCCTAAAAATATATTCATAAAGATGTCACCTAGGTAGTTTGCAAAGACATCTAATATGCTACTAATTACCAAATCTACTTTTTATCTGATTAAATACATCATCTGCATTTAAACCTTTTTCCTTGCATAAATTTCTAGCCATCTGTTCGATACCTTGCATATTACCCTGCTGTGCCATCTGCATAGTGTTTTTCATCATAGGATTGCTCATAAGCTGATTATTCCCCATCATCTGCTGTATAAACTGTTGCGGACCAGCTTTCATCATCTGAAAAATGTTAATTGGGTTCATTCTTCATCACCGCCTTTACTTTGTGTTCTTGAAGATTTTCTTTGTGTTCCTAAAGATTTATCAAATCTATCCTCTAACTGCCCTATCTTCTCTGATAGTTCATCAAACTTATTCATAAACAGCTCTGTGCTTTCGTCTGACAGGTCAAATTTCGATTTTTTATCATTAGATGATAAATTGTTAGAGTTACTATCCAAACAAGGCTTATAAGTCAAAATGCGAGTTGTACAATTCGGTTGCCATTGCTTACCATAAATTTCCGTTCCGTCAGCCTTTGGGAAATAATAAATATTGCCATCCATAGGAATATCTACAGCCTTGACAGCCTCTATACTATCAACAATTTTCCCCATAACATTCTGTTGTGATGTTCCCGGCATTTGTGTCGGTAACATTTGCTCCTGTTGCTGGTATCTCTGTATATTTGCCATAGGATTGTATTGATATGTTCCATATTGCGGTACATATCCATTATTCATCATGGGTGTTGTCTGATAAGGATTGTTTATCATCTTCTACCTCCTCTAAAACTTCCTCGATTGCGTGGATAACAAGAGATAATGTTACTAAGTCAAGTTTCTGTAATTCTTCTTTGCTTAAGATTTTTTCTCTAATTTCATCCGAAAACATTCGCACTACCTCTCTTTCTGATTATATTTTGGCATAAAAAAAGACGGATTAACCGCCATAAATTAGACAGTTATCCGCCATTCTAAAGTAAAAAAATAACGCCCCCTACGGCGTTTACAAACATTCTTTGATTACTTCTGTGATTACCTTTTGATTTTACAAGAAAAATGATGATATCCAAAAAGCTCCTTTCATTCAGTATTTATGCGGCTTTTCGGCATATCACCATCTAATAAAACTAGCAGGGGATGAGAGAATCGAACTCGATTGACCAATCCTGTATTCCGCTTGTTTTCTAGCTTTACGCCTTTAGCCTTTGATTACTTTGATTACTTTGTAACCAAAATCAGAAATTAATAGCCTTACTGACTTGCTCAATTTTGGTTTTGCTTGTCTTATTGCTGTATATGTAATACTTTCTTGTTGTCTCGATATTGCTATGCCCTAGCATTTCACATATTACAGAATCATTTGCTTCATTATCATAAAGTGTTGTGCCATAAGCACGCCTTATCTTGTGCGCTGAACGATAATTAATATTTAAGGCTTTACAAACTCTCTCTAGTTTGCGATTAAACGCCTTGCTCTTAATCCGTTCACCCTTTTCCATAAACATGTATTCTCCAAATGGATTTAGTCTGCGAATGGCTTTAACAGTTCTAAGTGCTTTATCTGTAATTATTACATCTCTTATGCCTGCGTCGGATTTTGGATAATCGCTAACAGGTTCAACCCACTTTCCATTTTCATTTTTGATTTTTATTTCTGTCCTTGACACAGAAATAAAATTCTTTACAGTTCCGTCTTTTAGTTTTGTACTGCGAACATCTGAAAATTTAAGCGAAGCCAGCTCTCCGGCTCTTAGTCCTGTCTCAAACATAAGTAGAAGTCCCAGACTTCTGATATCGTATCTTTGCCACAAGTATTCAGTAATCACAGGGATTTCATCTTCAAAATAAATCTCATCCCCCATATCTTTCACTTTCTTGGTAAATGACCGACGCGATAAATCTAAGTCTCCCATAAACTGTGTGATACTGATATTTGTATAGCCTTTCTTTTTGGCATACTTAAAAATGCCGTTGACAAGAATGCGCATATCAGAATATGCTTTCTGTGAGAGACTACATTCAGCAATGATTGTCTTGATGAATTTTTCCAATTCATCAGTTGTAATGTACTTAATTTTCTTGTCTGCCAATGGATATGCTTCACAATCAAAAAACCTAGTAAAATTGTTGGTATACTTATCGTATGACTGCTTCTTGATTTCGTGATAATCAAGTTTGCAGTTAATCCATTCCTGAAAAACATTCCTGATTAGCGGTTCATTCTCTAATTTCTTGTAATGTTCTACTATCCCGTCATTAAGTGAATCTAATGTTGACCGCTTCAATAACTTTCTCCCATTTGGAGCGGTTTCACTTGGCAGATATGTATACCACTTACTATCTTTTCCTTGCCATATCTCGTAGGCATGTTCTTTTAAATATTTTGTCCTTTCGTTCATTTCGATTCTTTTTTGGATATCATCACGAGAGATAATATCATTCTCTAGTACATAATTCAACAATTCCTTGTCTGTTAGTTCCACTCATTTACCACCCTCTCAATCTTATTCTTAATATTCCTCACCCGTCTTTCTAGCGTTCTTGTAGACATTGACAATCTGTGCGCTATCTCCTTTTGTGCAAAATTCCGAGAAAGAAGCATAAATATCCTGTCTTCTTCCTCGGTAAAATTGGCATTTTCAATTATTTTTTCAAGTTCTGGCTTTGTAAAATTTGAAAATTTCATAAAGCCACACTCCTTAATATTTAATTTTGATTTTAGTTTCTTCTTCTAACTGTTCAATAAGCTCTTTTGGGTCTATAAGTCCTGCATTAAAATCTTCGTTAAATTTATTGATTTCATCAATAAGCCGCTCCAATCGCTTATTACCGAATCCAAACTTGTCATGCAGCACCCATAGCAGAATTACCAAGGCGTTACCAAACATTTCTTTATTTTCTTTGTTCTTTTGTCTGTTTAGCTGAACTCTCATCATTTGTTCCTGAAATCTTCTTTGTTCCGACTTGCTCATTTAACATAGCCTCTCTTTTCTTTTTATCCCGATATCTTTTACAATATATGGCATTTTTACCGGTTTCAATCCTTTTAGCTTCTGTTCTTTTCCGGGCAGCTTTTCCTTTCTCTGATTGCTTATACCTTTTCTGCGCAGCTTTGCCTTTTTCGGTCTGAAAATATTTCTTCTGACTGATTCTATGCTCTTCTGACTGATTATATCGTCTACGCCTAGTTTTGCCTTTTTCAGTCTGTTCATACATTCTGTCATATATAACCTTTGCCCTTTGCTTAGGCTCTAATTGCTCTAATTTATTTCTAAAGGCAATTTCTTTATCTAGTTTATTCTGCTGAACTATATCCGGTTGTTCGAGCGCATTGTATAAACAATCATCTAAAGTACAGTTAAGACAATCGGGATAAATACAATTTTTGGGTTTCATAATTTTACCTCATGGCGTTTATTCTTTCTTGAATATCTTGAGGTGCTTCAATATACTCTTCTACGTTTGTATTTTGACCGATAAGGGCATTTTCTTTAATTTGTAATGTATTTATATCTCTTTGGAATTTTCGCTCGATTTGAGCCTTGTACGAATTTGCATTCGTCTTTTCGATAAGTGATTTGATATTGTCCGGCATACGATTTATTTCATTTGCACGCTTAACAATTGTTTCATAGGTTCTTAGAAAATTTGATTGTATTACTGTTTCTATCGTCTGATAGTCTGATGTCGCCCAGTTTTTGAGGTTATCAGGAATACCAACTGCCTGTCTGACTAACGGCGGTAGTTTATTAAATTCTTCAACTGCCCCATAAGTGCCATTCCTTAAAGCCTTGCTAACCAATCCCCACGCTGCCATTCCGTCAAGTTCCTGCGGTTGCGATACAAGTTGTATCTTAGCAGCTATTTCTCCTACACTTGGTGCAAATCCGCTTGTATCAGATGTAACATATGCTTTTAAAGCTATTGATACTTGATTGTAGCTGTATTCGTCTAACATCATCTGCCACACATCTACTGTCTCTGATAGGTTGTTAGGTTTGTAGTTAGGGTAGCAATCACACATAATGCGAATGATTTTAACTGTTTCTTCTCTTGTCAAGCGTTACCACCTGCCTTTAACTGTTCTGCAATCTCGTCAATGGCGCCATAAATAAATTCATTCTCATTTCTGTTTCTGATATTCCAATTATGTTTTTTCACTGCCTTAACAAAATCATCAACAGTCTTATTTCTCACATCGTTAATTGTTGTAAAATTACAATCCCACTGACTATAACTGCCACTTGAATGATATACGCAATTTTTACAATCTCTATCCATACATTTGCTCTCCTTTACACATTATCCCAGTCAATAGCACCCTTATTGAAATTCTGATTGCCCTGCTTTTCGGAAACGACATTCTGATTAAGGTAACTCTCAAACTTCGTGCCAAACAAGGTATCCGGTCTTAAATATCTTTCCCTTTCAGTTCCAAGCCATTCATTAACTTTTTTATCTATGACTGTGTAAAAATCACGTTCAGTATATCCCTCTTTGATTCTTGCTCCGATATGTTTCTTAGTATTAGGCGTATTGTATCTATATCTGGTATTACATCTGTTATTTAAGTAACTAATAATATTTATATATATATTATTATCTATATTATCTTTCTTTTTATTTACTATATTATTATTAACAGAAACAGAATCAGATACAGTATCAGAATCAGTATCAGAAACAGATGTCTCCATAGGGTATGTATACCCTATGTATAGGGTATCATTTTTAATGGAATCAACCATATCATTAACATATTTTCTAAATTCATCAGATTTAATATGTTTAGCAACTCCTAAAACCCCTGCCAAGACTTTCTCTGATTTGCTCCAGTTATACTTATACCAATGTAATATCAGCACTTCTTTAGTTTCTGAATCGAACTTAATAACCTTGTGTACCTTGTCAAACCTTTCTAATAGTCTGATAATAGTATCTTTGTTATAACCTGTCTGCCTTGTCATTTGCGAATAACTAACCTCATAACACCCACATATATTTGTCTGTGGATTTGTTAGCAAATATATGTAGAAATACTTGTCCTCTGGCGTAAAATCATCTTCAACCTTGTTATCGGTCCAAAATGACAATTGAACATTTCTATATATTGCCATATTATTGCTCCTGTTCTTCAAGTTCTGTCACATTGTTACTTTACTAAATCGTTGATATTAACCCTAAATCCGTCAAACTCCTTGCCTTTGCTTCTGTTGTAAGTGGCTGTATCAAAGAACATCAAGTTACCCTCTCTATCCGTTGCCATACTCACACCATTTCTCGTAAGACTACCTTTTAGCAAATCTAGGACTATTTGTATTTCCTGTTTTGTATCGTCTGTCATAGTTAATCTCCTTGCTTGATATTCAAATTCTTAAACATAGCACACATAACATCTACAACTATACTGTTTCCAAACTGCTTGTATAGTTGCGTGTTGCTGTTTACTGCTGCCATTTTGGATATGTCCTCGTCCGATACTCCCATAAGCCCGCCACATTCTCTTGGCGTTAATTTTCGTATGCGGTATTTAGGACAAATATATTTGCCTGTTGTGTTCTGCTTAATTGCAACTCTGTTATTGTGCTTTGGACTACTTCCGTCAGTTGTGAGTGTTCCGAAAACGTCTGATTTTGCACTCATGTTTTGTTCGTCTATTGCAATCACATTTTCCATTACAAGATTATCCTTTTGAACACTTGTTAGGCAATTACTTGTGCCTTGCGTATTTACCTCTAACCTTTGTTCTGTTGGGCTACCAGCGGACCTGTCGGACGGATTATCGGGATTTCTGCCACGCATTGCAACTATCTGACTTTCAAGGATTTTCGGCTCTTGACCGCCACCTTGCATTGTACTCAATGTTGGACTACACCCCCCCCCACATCATAAATTCTGTTGGTACTCTCAAATTTTGCTTCAAGAGAGCCTATTACATTTACATCTGCCATAATTACTCCTAAATCGTGTTTTTCAGCTTTTACACACCGGGAAATACCCCCCCCCGATAATGCCTTTTTGAAATCTGTCTGAAACTTCTGTATATATGCTTCCTAATACTTCCATTCAATTACTCCATTCATAGATTGATTCCCAAAACCTTTATAATCCCTCGCCATAAGAGTTGTTGCAATATCAATTTGCTTTTCAATCTGCGTTGCTTGATTGCTTAACAACAAGGTTTCCGTCAACGCAAGTCTGCTCTGCTCTGCTCTGCTCTGCTCTGCTCTGCTCTGCTCTGCTCTGCTCTGCTAGGGATTGTATCTGGCAATGTTCCGTTGTCAATAAGTGTCTGAATAAGTTTCTGTGCCTTTTCATTGTTAATGTAGTATTTCTCGTCCACATTATCCTCTAAATAGTCCTTTAACTGCTTTGTGAGTGGTATAGGGTTAGGAAACTTGTAATTATATTCTCCTAAGAACGAGAACATAAAACATCTTTCCCTATTCTGTGCTACACCATAGTTTTTAGCATTTAAGTCTTGCCAGTAATTCACATATCCCAAACTTTCAAGAAAATCTAACCACTTTCTAAAATCCGGCATATTGTCTTGACTATGTACTTGTGGCACATTCTCCATAAACAATATCTGCGGAAGTTCTCCGTTGCTATCTCTGATTTCAGTTAAAATTCTCTCAACTTCCCACAGTAGACCGCTTCTTGTACCACTACCCTTAGACATTCCGGCTTGTTTTCCGGCAACTGATAAATCCGTACAAGGGAATGAGTAAGTAAGTAAGTAAGTGAATGTATTTGTGTCACAGATATTCAAATCTTTTGAATGAACCTTAGTTATGTCCATTGTGGTGAAATCCGTACCATGTACTGCGTTATAACTTGCAATAGCGTACTTATCAAACTCCACAACTCTGTAATGTTCAAATTTAGCACCTATTCTCTTTAGTGCCATTGCCTGGCTTCCGTAGCCGGCGAAAAGTTCTATTAAACGAATAGGCTTTGTTATGCTGATTGGTTCTCTTGTGAAGTCAAATATAGACATCTGATTATCACAAGAATAATTTTCAAAATCCATAAACCTACCAAAAGGAAACCTCGGTTTTATGTGCGCACAACCTATTCCTTTCTTTGATTTTTAATTAACTTTCAAAACCTCTTTCATTGCATTAGCCATATCACAGATACCCTTGATATAGTTAAATGCACCTATTATATATCTGTCTGAATTTTCTTCATCAACAACGCCTGTTGTGGCAAGGTTGATTAGCCTTAATGCATTGTGATTTATTGCGTTTTCGTCAATCTTCATTCTTCAACTTCTTTTCTCTTAAAATCCTCACAAGGCACTGTTTTACTGCAAGCATAAATATCTGTTCCAAATGAATTTCTTACTCTCAAATAGCCAAACTCGCAAATATTACAAAAGTGACTTCCCTCATTACTTTTACAATCGTTAGGCTGTTCTTTTGTTATTTCATCAACTTTCATCTGTAATCTTTCATTTTCATTGGAAAGAGTTTCTATTCGACCCATAAGCCAAGAATAATCTTTACTGCTCAAAATTCTCATTCTGTATCACCCACTTTCAATAAATCCTTAAACTTCTCATACTGCTTCTGCGACACCTTATTATTAGCCTTATCCGCTCTCAATTCGATTTTAAGGTGCTTTTCTGCTATATTGGATAATTCCCTTGCAAGGTTCTTTCTGCCCTGCTGTATGCCGTCACGATAACCTTTAGAGGGCTTAAATTCATTTATCTTTTCCTTGCCCTCTCCTTGACCGCCTGCTGTCTTGTTGTATCTGCATTGATAACCTTTTTTGGTGTACTCCAAAATCCAGTACTGTTCCCATTTGTCTAGTTCGGATTCGGGATAGTAAAGTACATTCAACTTCCACCCATAAGGATTATTTTCGCTATAAAACCCTCTTTTTTTAATCGAAAGGTCTATATGCTGATATCCCATTAAGTGAGACACGCTTCTTTCAAGGCAATCTACACTCTGCCCTATGTAAAAATATTTGATACCATTTTCATCTTCTCTAGTGTAAAAGTAGATACCGCTTTTATTTCTCATATCGGGGCATACGCTTAAGATTCTCTTTTTGTTATTATTCTTAATTGCATATAGCTGTTTATTATCCATAATTGCACCTCTTAATTGAATGGTAATCCCTCGTCAGCTACGCCATCTGGAATAGCCATAAAGCCATCATTACTGCTGTTACCGCCCATAATGCCATTATTGCCACTCTGCTGATTAGTACGGCTTTCGCAAAACTCGTGTCTTTCAACAACACAATCATTAGTGTAAACTTTCTGTCCGTCCTTGTTGGTATAGTTGCCTGTCTGCCATCTGCCCTCAACGATAATCTTAGTTCCCTGGTGTAAATATTTCTCCGCAAACTCTCCATTCTTGCTAAATGCAATACAGTTAATAAAGTCTGCTGCCTGTTCGCCCTCTTTTTTAAAAGCTCTGTCAACAGCTAATGTGTATCTTGCAACTGCCATACTTCCGTTTATTGTCTGCGAATATCTAACCTCTGGGTCTCTTGTCAATCTTCCACATAAAATTACACGATTCATTACTTTTCCTCACTTTCTACCTTTTCAAATCTATATTTCTGTGTTGCGTTTGGGTATTTTCCTCTGTCAACCTCGCTCATAAACATTTCAAGCGGTCTGCTCCAAATCGTACCCTCATATTCATAGACAACTGTCAGTTCTTCTGTTTCAGTATGTCTTGATACGCCTATTACTGTTACGATTTTACCTAGCTTGAAATGCTTATACTTCTCACCTTTCTTAGGTAAAGGTCTGTCAAATTCTGTCCTGATATTGTCTTTCTTAAAATGTCTTGTGAGTAATGCGAGGTCACAGTTCGGCACATCTTCGCCATCAAGGTCAAAATCTTCCGACTGTTCAATATGCAACTGCTGCCAGTTTTCGGCATATCCTACATCGTTTATATCATCATATATATCTTCGAGTGAAATATTTTCACGATTTGAAACCAGGTAGCCGCTAAACCTAAATATTCTTGCCATATTTATTCCTCACTTTCTAATAACTCAGGGTTGTCAAATATATTTCCAAGAACCTCATATGATAAGCTTAAAGCATCAGAAAATCCAGCATACTGTTTAACACCTATAATTTCATAGCGACCATTTATATATTTGACTTTACCGATATGCCTATGACTGCCAAAATTAATTCTATGTCCTTTTACAATGTCGTTCTCCCAAATCAACTTGCCGTTCTTGTCTTTCAAGCCTGTGCATTGGCAGATTGTCTTTGAATTTACTTCGTGAATTTGATTTCCATGTCGAGATCCGCATGTATCAGGACAATAATAATTTTCTGCGTATTTCTCAATAATTACACTCCTTTCCCCGATAACTCCATAATAACCAACAGCCCATTCTCCGTTATCAACTCTCTTTGCCTTAAATAAATATCTATCTTTCATCTATTCCACCTGCCTTTACAATTTCGATTGCTTTCTCAATTCCATCTAATAGCCCTTTTTCGTAGTTGTTTTCGTACTGTATTTCTATTTTGCTATCCTCTGCTTCCAACTGTTCCACAACCTTGTCTACATCATAGGCAGTTGGCTGTTCATCAATCTTTTGTGCCAACGCATAGAACATATCCTTGCTATTTCTTTGCGTAAGAAGAATATCCATAAACCATTGTTGATATAATTCTTTTTTCAATTCATCTGCATCAATCAACCCCATTGCTTGTCCTCCTATTCCGCTTCTGATTGAAGCCATTCCATACAACTAGCTTCTCCCTCGTATTCCTCGCCGAATGTGTTTTTAAATCCGACAAGAAATTCTGCTAACTCTTCATCCGACATATTCCTTATCCTGTCAGCGTTAGTCTGTTTCATATCAACAAGCTCAAAACACTCATCACGCCATTTCAATACATTATCAATATTGAATGAACTGTAACCTACCTGATAATAATCTTCGCCGACTTTTTTGTACTTGATTTCGTAATATGGCTTGTTGTCTATCATCCTTACGATAATTTCCAGAGATGTAACTTTGTTTTTTGTATCATCATTTTCTGAAACTCTGCTGTCACATCTGCAACAAGGCTCATTGTCTCTTGAATTGCTATTGTGTTGGCAGTTACAAGCGTGAATATCATCAATTCCACTTCTTAATTCAGCTAACTTGTTGTAAAAATGCCTGACATATTCATCTGTATAATTACCATATATCTTTTTAAATTTATTAAATTCATATATAGCATTGTCTTCTGCTAGTTCTCTTATATCTTCTTTACTCATTTTCTCCGCCTCTCAATTCTTTCAGTTTTGCTTCGGCTTCGGATTTTGTGAGGAACACTGTCTTGCCAAAATCTCCTTTATCCAGTTCCCAGCCATCTATTAAATACAATATTTCGCCACTTGGCATTTTACTTATTCCTATTGTTTCGGTATCAAGTTCGCATACCATTGCTTTGTGAAGACCATAGATTGTATCTCCTACCTTGCAAGGTAATTTAACAAGTCTGCCCTGCTCCTCTAAGTCCTCGTAATCTTTTAGCTTTCGATATACTGCGTCTATTTCCTCACAGTCGGGCTCGCAAGCACTTTCCTATAATTCATCATCAATCCATGATGGATTGCTTTCTGTTAATCTCTCCATTACTGCTCCTTTCTACCACACAGGGTAATAATTTCCTTTATCATCCACAACCCAATAACCTGTACTCCAAGTATCAGTTGATGGGTCGTAGACTTTTCTGCCTTTAATCATCTAATCAACCTCCAAGATTAGGCATTACGCATTCCCATACATAATCATCATATTTAGTTTCTTTATTCTCTTTTAAGTTGCCGTTTTCGATAAGGATATACCTGCTAAATTCCATACCTCTTTCAAATGCTTCTATTTTTATATCCACATTGTATGCTTTGGATAATTCAATGTATGGTTCACTTTCTACATCCCAAGCTGCTTTAAATTCCACAGCAATACAGGCATTTCCATCTTTTCTTTTCCAGACATTTATGTCGTTTGGCTCAACAAAGTTTCTGCGAGTGCCTTTTATATATGCAGTCTTTTCGACATATATAGTTCCATCTTCTCGGTCTATCTCAATGGCTTCTTTGTCAAGTTCTTCTCGCATATCAAATTTTGGTTCTCTAATGATAACTGTTTTCCAAACTTGAAGATTGTCAGCTAGAAGATTAAATACATCTTCCTGCTTTCCTCTGATTTTTAACATTCCCTCGCACCAGTTTGGCATATCAATTCTCCTTTCTAAAACGGACACTCACTAGGATTTTTCAAATCCCAACTTTTCCCAGCTTCCGCAACGTCCACATTCGCCCCATAAGCAACTTTTTTCATCTTCTCGATAAAACTATCTCTATCAGAATTTTCACTTGATAGATGGCACATTATGACGTTCTGCAAGATATCTGAATAATTCGCCTTAACAAAATCGCAAGCTGTGTCAATGGATAAGTGACCTCTGAAAACGTGTCTTGTCTTTGGGTCGTTATCCTTATCAACCAAATCCTTGTCATAATTCACACCTAAAAGAATGTGGTTTATGTCCCTAAACTTCCACTTGATTAGTTCACAATCAGTTATGTAAAGCATTCTCCCCATTTCCTCATGAGTAATCAGGAAGCCGTATATCGGGCAAGGTTCGCCGTTTGCGTCTGTGTGCGTCCAACTTCCGTCTATTGTCGTTAAATCAAAGGATTTTACTGTAAACTCGCCCATGTTCATTGACTTACAGCTATCGCCTAAATATGGGGCAAGTATCGGTATTCCCATTGGCTCAAAATCGTTTAATGACTTGCTATGGTCTAGAGGTGGGCGTGACTTATAATCACACCCTTAATCCCCCTTATATTCCAATTCAAGCCTTTTTTAATCTCCTTAATCGGTATTCCGCAATCAAGGATAAGTGTTTCTCTACTGTTGGAAGTTAGCAGATAGCAATTACCGGCTGACGATGAGCCTAAGCATTTTAATTTCATACTCACACCTCGATTTCATCATCCTGTGGAAACTGAAAGTACTCTGTTGTAGCTTTCCGGAATTGTTCCTCACTCAAAATACGCTGTACTTCTTCAAAGCGCTTTGAACTGGCTGTGCAATGATAAAACACATTATTTTCATACACTTTTCTAAGCATTTCCATAGCCTTAAGTGCCTTTGCGTTGGTTGAGTATTCAGCAATTTTTACACTTGGTGCGTATGAGTTTTGGCAATATATACGTGCTACTTTTGCATCATATTTAGCACCAATAACAAATAATTGATAATCATTATATGGAACATCTAATGCTCCGTCCTGCGAAATTATTCTCATACTCAATCTCCTATTCTGCCTGCATAAATGGCGGTAATGTGTTATCTTCTGCCTGTTCTTCGGTTACTTCCGTGGCTGTGCCCTCGATAATGTCGCTTTCTTCAAAATCAACGCTGTTTGCGTTTTCTTTAATCTCATCAGCAACAACCTTTTCTGTATCAAGTTTCACATCTGATATATTCTGAAATTCTTCCTGCGCATATAACCCTTGAAATCTGTCCGGGAAAGCTTCTCTCAAAGCCTGTACAACAGCTACTTTTCTAATCATTGTAGCTGGTTTTTTCGCCCATTGACTATTGAGCGAGCCGTCTTTTTTTCTTCCTGCATACTCATCAAAGCCTACTGACTGATACTCGTCCTCTTTTCCGTCGATAAAGATTTTCGCCCAGCCGCCTACGATAGTTTCGTTAGGTAAAACCATTGTTCCCTCTCGTTCTTCAACTGTTCCGTCCTTTTTAATTACAACGATTCCTGCTTTCTTTCCCTTATATCGTGGGTCTGCATTGGCTCTCTTTGTGAAAACATCTTTTCCGGTAACTATTGTGGCTGGGTCGTTACTTCCGTACTTAATAAGGTATGCTTCTCTCAAAAACGGATTTAAGTGCTGGTATCTGCATAATGACATAAACATCATTACTTCTCCGTCAGATACATTACCGCCGCCATTTACAAGATATCTTCTTATCATTGTTGGAGAAATTTTTACCATTTCTCCATTTGATTCATATTCAACTAACTGTGTATTCTCTGCCATAATTACTTTCCTACCTTTCTCCACTTAAAATCTGACCGACAATCTGTCTTAATTCGTTGCTAACCCTGCTTACAGTCCAAAAATCCGTAGTATCAAATGCGTGAGCACAATCAAATCCAATGTACCACTTGTTTTTATCATCAATTTCAAGCGGACTAGGTGCTTCTTTGTTTGCATATGTAATGCCGCCGTGGCAATTTATACTTGCTGTATTGATAGGCAACCTTTTGGAAACCTGCACATATCCACATCTGTAACAGTTGTCGCCCATATGCCGCATTATCACATAACAGTTAAAGCCATTGAAATTGAATGAGCGTTCTAATATAGAAGTCATATTATCCCTCCACAATCTCTAATTTCTCACTATCATTAACAATCAGCATAATCAACTGGCTATCTACCATTTCAGCAACTTTTTTCTGATTATCTTCATCTAAACTCTCACTATCGTCTAAAATAATAGGCACTGATATGCCACTAATTTTCTGAATAGAATTACAAATATCAACTCTGCCTAAAATCCTGTTACCCTTGTTAGACATAGTTGTTAAAATGCTCTTTCCGTCAACAGTAGGTATGCAGCAACTTTTGTAATTGCCATTCTTAGCATATTCAAATAACTGCCACTTAACTAACCCAAAGTGGCTGTTTACCGCTTCTGTCAAGGCTTCATTCTTTGCCTTATCCAGTTCGTCAAGTAAATCAAGGATTTTCTCGGCATTAGCCTTATTCTGTTCAGAATCAACCCTTGTCTGCTTTAATTCTTCAAGTCGCTGTTCGTCTGCTGCCGTATCAGACTTTGCAATCTTGCTTTCACATTCTGTTAACTGCTGCCTAAGCTCACTTTCCTGTGCCTTTAATTCAGCCTTGACACTCGAAATGTCATTAGCCTTGTGCATAGCTTCTTCCTTTTCGGCTATCTGCTGTTCAAGTGCCTTGTATTCCTCTGTGACTGTCACATCAATTTCCTGTGGAAGTTCGGATAACTGCTTTTCAAGGTCTGCAATGGCTGTATTCAGCATTTCAAGCCTTTCCTTGTGCTGTGGCAACTCTGCTTTAAGACTTTCAAGCGTAGCTTTTTCCTTATCAAGCCTTTCCTTGTACATATTGCCATTGTCAGTAATTGTCTTTAAGTTATCAGCCTTATGCTTTGCAAAATCAGCTTTTAACTGCTCTTTCTTATCTTCCTTATATTCATTACCGCAATAAGGGCAGATAAGGCTTGAATCATCAAACTTACGCTCATTTTCTTCTTTCCACTTATCACGCTCTACCTGCAAGTAAGCCTTAATGCTCTCAATGGTCTTTTCCGAACTGGCAATACAGCTTTCGGTATCGGCAATAGTCTTTTCTGTTCGCCTAACAAAAAACTTCTTATCAGCAATCTTATCCTCAATCTCTCGCCTAGCCTTGATATTCTCCTCGTTAGCCTTGCGTGATAAATCTCCCTGCTTAAATTTCAAATCAAGTATATTGGCACTTGCTTTTTCATATTCAGCTAACAGCTTGTCATTGTCTGTCTGCTTAGCCACACAATCAGCAATCTGCTCTTTAAGGCTGTTTCTAAGCAGTTCAAGGTCAGATGTATCAATGTCAGACTTAATCTGAATATCTCTTTCCTTTTCCTTAATCTGTCCGTCAAGGATAGGTAAATCCTTTGTGATTTTAGCCTTAGTAGCCTTATTCATAGCAGTTAGTTCTTCTGTTGTGTATTTCTCCAACAGTGGCACTAACTCCGCTAATTCAGCCTTAGAATGTGCTATATCAAGGTCTGTAACATTCTCAACAAGACTGAATAAGTATTCTCTCATTTCAGCCGGCTTCTGATTTAGAAATGCGTTGATATTACTGCACATCTTAAATACACTCATATCAATGTCAAGATATGCGTTGAAGTCCTTTAATGTCTTAGGTACATCATTGACAAAACACTTGTTATCGTCCTTATAACTACTGCCGTCCTTACTGTAAGTACGCTTCTGCACTTTCTTCATAGTTATTTCTTTTCCGTCAACATCAAGTGTAAGTTCAACGCTTGTGTCCATATCATCAACAGATTTTCTGTCAACCTCTCGTCTGACAACCGGATTATCCTTTAACTCATAATCACAGTTGAACAAGCACCACAGATATGCCGTGGCTATTGTTGATTTACCTACGCCATTCTCAGCCATAATCTTTGTTATGTCGTAAAAATCAAATGTTCTGCTTGCGTAACACATAAAATTCTCTAAAACCGCTTTTTTTAAAAATGTTTTCATAAACAATACCCTTTCCTTATTAAATATTCATTACAAATACGCCATCTTCAACTTGGAAGTTGTCAACTATTATGTCTGCATACTCTGAGCTCTTAGCTTCTTCAAATGAACCGTTAAAAACTGTTCCACGCAACGCTGACCATATCTGGCACATCGCATATTCATCAAGAGCCATACTTGCTAACTCTCTAACTGTAATATCACTACACATCAGCTTCGCCCTCCTGTGCATAATCAATCTTGCTTACCGATACTTCATAAGCGGTTCTTGTTTCAACTTCATTGTCACTTATCTTCTTAGCGTATTCCCTGCTCTGGAATCTACCCTGAATCTGGATATGCTCCCCTGTTTCAAGTCCGCCTACAAATCTCGCATTTCTTCCCCATGCTATACATGGTATATAATCTGACTTGCCATATGGTCTGTTTACCGCTACTAAGATATCTGCAATCTCTCTGCCCTTTGGAGTACATCTGTATATAGGGGGCTTACAGATATAAGCGTCAAGTGTAACCATATTGGTATTATCTTCAAATGGTAATTCTTCTGAATCCTGTGTCAGCACTTCAAATTCTCTTGCAAAAACCGTTAGAATCAGCTTGCTCTTCATATTGTCAGTATGCTTATTGAAGCTTCTTATCTGCCCTAAAACCGCGACAGCCTGTCCCACCTTGATTTCTCTAATATCAGTAAGTCTATCTGATATCATCACTGGTAACACATCTTCATTGCCACTTGTTCTTAAACACTTGAGCATAAATATGTAGTATCCCTCGCCGAATACTTCATGTGAGTATTCTGCTTCTTTCTCGACTACTCCTATTAATGTGATATTGTTGTTATTAATTGCATTTTCCATTTCTTTCTCTCCTTACTTTAATATGTAACTTCCTATTGGTACTTTATCCATTCTTTCAATCAGATGAATTTTGCAGCTGAAAGTATAGAACTTTCTGAAATCCTTTTCCCTTATAGCTCTCTGCCTGTTTCTGTTCAGCTTAATAATTCTTTTTATGTTACTCATTGGCACTCTCCTTACATCTGTAATACATTGTTGCAATAAATCCTCTTGTTGTGAGGCAGTCATAATTCTTCCATGCTGATAGGTCATGGTCAGCCGATTTAATCGCTGTTCTGATTGACCTTTCAATAGATGCTGGCGATCTATTCATTGCCTTAGCAACACTGTTGTAAATATTTTCCATTGATGTGAAATTTCCAAAGCGTTTAACAGCTTCGATTATGTAGATGTAACCTCTTTTATTGGATAGAATACCCAAGTTGAACATTTCTTCTCTTATCCTTGCTTCCATAAACACTCCTTACTTGTAGCAAAAGTACATATTCTGCACTTTCTTATAAACGCCGCTACCTTGTTTAAATTCAGCTTGATACAACACATTGCTAGGTATGTCATATCCGCTTATTAATAATTCTTCTGCTATTCTCCAGCACCTTTCTGTTGGTTCTTTATAGAATCCGCTGTTTATAAGTTCTGTACATTGATATTGCCCTGGCTGATAAATAACTTCTTCAATGCTGTTAGGGAAATACTCGCTTTGTACCCGATTCAAAACAACAGCTCCTGCAAGATATAGCATTTCATCATCGTTGCATGTCGCTCCGCATTCGCCCATCAGTAAATGTGCCATAAGCGACAACTCATATCCATTAACACTTATCTCTCCAGTTTCAACCTTATAATCAACATGTGAGTTGTAGCATTCACTTAACACTGCTCTCTGCTGATTAATCTTAGCTTGCGGTTGTACCGGTCTTAGAATCAACGCTATAAGGCTGATTCCTGCCAGTGTTGCGGATATGTTAATTATCTTTTCTTTCATATCTTCTCCTACATGTTTGTATCATGTACCACCTCGGCAAGTGCTATTGGCAACAAATAGGTGTCTATGAATTCGTGTACATCAGCCAAGTATTTTCTTTTAATACTCTTGTATGTCGCCACGCACCCGAATTCGCGTTTTAACTGCTTGTATATATCAGAATATACCGAACCGCGAATACCACCGTCTTTGTACGCATTGCTGTCCTTTCCGCCAAGTACTTCAATTCCTTTCTTTCTAACATGTTTCTGCACTTCTTCAATCTCACAGCCGTAAAGTGGAGTTTCTTCTTCGATACTAATTATCTTATCTTCAACCTTATCAACTCTCTCTGTGAGTTCTGTGTTGCCCTGTGCCAATAATCTAATCTGTTCAGATGTTGTCAAAGGCTTACTGTAACTTCCTGTCTTTCTGATTGATGGAAGTACCTCTGATGTAACCCAATGTTTAAATCTCTTAGCGGATTCAAGTCTGTTCCCAAAAACTAAGGCATAAACACCAGATTCGTTAATAACAGTCATACTCTGCTTTCCGCCAAGGGTGTCGATAGTGTCTACTCCCTTATCCTCGTCAAACACATGAGTAGCGATTGCATCTCTTGGATTTGTAAATCCTAGTGCTTTTGCAACATCTTTTCCAACAAAATATGTTTCATTATCTTTAGTAATGGTTCTGATTTCTCCGAACTCTGAATTGCTAAAAATCTGTAGCTCCATAAACATTCCTTTCTAAATAATGTGTGATATATTCCTTTTAAGGTGCATTTGAGCGATTCTGCTCATTCCTATCTGCTGTAACTTGTAGAACTTTATATTTATTGATACAATAGAGAAGTGATGGTAGACACTTTCCGAAAGGAGATTGTATGGATACTGTCATAGCATTGTGTATATCAGTGGTCGGCTCATACTTCTGTGGTTTAGACTTCTGCACCCTGTATACTCTTATTTCTATATCAATAGAATTAAATAAATATGCTAAAGACAAAACTGCCAATCGGTAGGTAATTCACACTCGATGCAAACAGGACACCACTCCTGTTTTGAAGAACCAATGAATAATACATTATAAGAGATTTGTAACTATTTACCGCTACCATCACTTTTCTATTGCATCAATATCAAAAATTCTAATCTGTTTGTACTTTGTGCTATAATCCTCTTATCTTTAATATTGAAAAGAGGTGAGATTGTGAAAAATTTTGAAGATTTCAAAGCTTTTGTAAACTCTAATGGCAATGAAATTCATTCTTCAATTCATCAGAAGGTAATGTCTGCTACTGAAAAGCAAAACTTTACTGACACTGCTGAAGAATACGAGTTCATTCGTCGTGCGTGGGTGGAAATTGGCATTATGGAAATGCTGGAACATTACCATAACTGGCTCAATCAAGATTAAAAGCCGATTTGCCAACTTCGCTCTGATACTCTTTATCTTCCTTGCTTGCAAGTTTCTTCAATGACCGATTGATTTCTTCAAGCAAGGAATTTCTTTTCTTTTCAATCTGGATTAATTCTTTCAGTTCTCTTTCCACTCGTTACTCCTTTCTATCGTTGTTACATCCCTTATCACTTTTTTCTGCCATATTCTCAACTTTGCCAAGAATATAACCCTTGTCAAAATCTGACATCTTAGGAATTGCTTCTTTTTACTTAATCCATTTTTCAACTGGGATTCTTGTTGCTTCTGCAATTTTTTGTACTGTAGTTAATGCTGGTAAAGAATTATTATCTTTCCACTTGCCTACAACCCCGTTGCCAAGACCGCATTTTTTTTCAAATGCGTGTATTGACAAATTATTTTCTTCGCAATAAGCAACAACATTTTGATAAAACATAGACTTCTCCTTTCTTTATTTGATAAAGATTTAGAGAAAAGCTTGACAATCTTTAGAGAAAGTTCTAATATATGAATTGTCGAGAAACATATTTTGAGAACACTTCCCTTTAAGTTTATTTTAGGCTTTTCCCTAACCTTTAAGCTTATTATATAGAGTGTTCTCTAATTTGTCAACACCTTTTTTAGGTGAAACTCTAAAAAATGGAGGAAAATGCAAATGAACACAGTAGAAAGAGTAAAAGACTTATGCAAGCAAAGGAAGATTTCAATACATAAATTAGAATTAGAATGTGGTTTTGCTAACGGATATATAGGTCAGTTGCGCAAAGGCACATTACCAGATGATAGGTTGGGGAAAATTGCCGAATATTTAGGTGTATCAGCCGAATATTTAAGAACTGGCGAAGAAGAACGGCTTATTTTGTCTGAACAAGCTGATTTGTGGATTAAAGTCAGAAATGACAAAAGATTATTACACTCGTTAAAAACATTTTTTGAGTTAAGTGACGAACAGCAAAAGTATGTTCTCGGTTTAATTAATTTATTTAAAGGAGAGTAGTAATAAATGATTGAATCGAAAGATTTTTTAAGAGCCATAGTAGAGAAAAGGAATAAAAACGGCAACACTGATTATGCTGACATCGCCAATAGTCTTGGCATTGATATGGTTTCGATGTTGCCGTTTATGAAAGAACTCAATCGCAAAGGTTATATCATTCAAACTCTTGAAGATGTAACTGTGACAAAACTTGGTTTACTTGCCTATGATGAACTTTAATTAAAACACTTTACGATTCAAATTGTAATGCTCTTTTACTTTTCTGTGTGTACTGCTGGTACAGTCGTTAGGTTGTACCAGTTTTTGTTATGTCTTTCACAATTTTGAAGATGTATTCCACTACATCTTCATCATTAACCTCTTTTATCAAGCTGTAAATTTCATTTTTACGTTCCTCCATATTCATTTTATATCCCCTCCCTTGACTACAATAATGAGGTTATTATAGAACATCTGTTCTTGCATGTCAACCTACCCCAGTAGATTAACAGTTTTCAGCGGTGACACTGCCAACGCCAATCAAACAGTGCCACCTAGCCAAAACTTGAAGATTTCGTCCGAACTCTCTCGGACAATTATTATTATAAATACTGATAATGTAAAAATCAACTTAAAGATATCGCAAGTTTCGACAATATTCGACAAATTATGCATATTGTGATATGATTAGTAAAATTAAATTTAAAGGGGATTTGCCTATGAAAAAGAGAATTGTAAGTATTATGCTTGTTATGTGCTTATTCATTAAGATATTACCGGGAGCATTGCACTCCCGGTATTTTTGTTAAGGTTAGACTAATTCACAATCAGCTACATTGACCGCCGCGAATAATTCTCCGTCATGCACAAGCACAACTCTGTCTCCGCTTTTTTCTGATACTGTATACTCATCAAACCAAGCCTTAATAGGTGTGCCGTCATAATCTGTGTTTCCAACAAATCTCACTGCGCTACCCTCTTCAATATCTTCGCTGAATGGAATATCTGTAGGTGTATCATCAGAACTTGCACCGCCGACAAATTCAAGATTAACAGTATTGACAGCGGCTGTGATTGTTGTACCGATACCTATAACAATTCTGTCTCCGTCCTCTTCGATTACATCATATTCATCATAATATGTTACGAATCTCGCGCCGTCATAATCAATGTTGTCAAGAACTTTAACTTTCTTACTGTCGCCGCGGCTTACTGTATCTGTGTTGATATCATTGCCATTGTCATAAATGCACTTAATAAGGCTGATGTTATCCTCATCAATAGCAGCAGTAGTTACGCCGTCAACACCGATAACAACTCTTCTGCCACTAGCCGATAAGACACTGTACTTATCATAATAAGTGCTGAACGGCTCGCCGTTATCATACTGAACGGCGTTGAGTACCTTAACGGTATCCCCCTTGTGGTACTTAGTGTCTGGTACTGGCTCATAGTCCGGCACTGTTACTTCTTCGACAACATGGTCTGTGCAATAATCAGTGTAACAATAGTTCTGGTCTACTGTCTGTCCGTTAATCTGTGTGTCTCTAAGATAATTAACGCCGCCGCCAAACTGCCATATATCATAATCAACAGCAATGCTAGGTTCTGTATCTGAATAGCTTGCAACCCATATAGCATATCCTCCTTCTTTTACTCTGGAAATGTCTACATAATTGTTAATGCAATTCATGTATGAATATAAGCCAACATTCTTATATCCTGCGTTCCTCATTTCATCAAGAAATGCCATAATAATATCTGTGAGGTCGTTGCCAGTAACCATGCCTGCTTCAACATCATAGAATACCGGATAGCAGAACGATTTGCCCGCTAAAAGCTTGGCAAAATACCTTGCTTCGTTTACAGCGTCATCGTTGCTAAATGCATTACCAAAGAAATAAGCTCCTTTGTGGATTTCTGCACTTTCCAGCTTGCTGTAACTGTTCTCGAATTCCCTATCCTTATAAAAACCATCATCAGCTCCGCCCGCTTTGATGATTGCAAAATCTACACCCTCATTGTCTTTAGCTCTCTGAAAGTCAAAATCTCCCTGCCACTTCGATGTGTCGATCCCAAATAATTTACTCATAAATTTACCTCCTAATTTAAAATGTGTATCAAAAAAGCACCCCAGTGTTTCCACTAAGGTGCTTGATTGCGAATATTATATTGTTAATGTTATGCGGCACTGCCAACATTGCAAATTGCTTCTTGCAGTTTGTCATGTTCAATAAAAATGCCTTACATCTTCTTCTGCAATTTTTGTCAATACCTTGCGTCTTATTCTCATTCCGCGGCTAAACAGCAATAATATTAAATACGACGGTGCAATTACTAACGGAAGTATTCGAAGCTTAGCTAAATATAAGCGAGCCTATAATATAATCACCCTTTTGGAATTCGCTTGTAGCCCATGCTCCTTTATTACCATCTTTCGTATAGTATCTTGCAAAGGAATAATGTTGACTTGCAGAGCTATATAACAATGTTGTTCCATAGCCTATCAACTTTGCTCGAACTACACCTGTGGCATCATAAGGAATATAATTGCTTTCCAATATTTTATTAAAGTTAGTAATACCCATATTTTCAAGGACTGTTGTCACATCGTAATATCCGGTAAAATTATTCTGTGCAGAATCTGGTGTTTCAATTTTTGAAGCAAAGTATAAAATCCCTGTTTTGGTAGATTTATTATAATAGCAATAATTATAGCCATAACCTTCAAGAGTACCATTTATACTTGCAATATTTTTGCAAAAAGAGTTTTTAACGTCAATATTGCTGTTTAATTGTGTAATCTCGTCACGAATATTGCTAATCATGTCATTGTTATTCTTAATGCCTGCGTCCATTACATTTAGGTTTGCCGCACTAAGCGGAGTACTTTTACTTGGCGATTGTTGCCAGTTTACACGGCTGTACGAAAGAAAACCGGTTAGGCTCATATTTACCTCCTTAAAAATAAGAGCGTAGGCTTAAACCCACGCTCTTTGATATTTTATGCTGTTGCTGTTGTGTCTGAATTTGTAATCTGCTGTTCATTCTTTAGCAACTTATTAACTTCTGCTTTGAAATTCTCATAATCAGCATCACATTGTGTCTGATTTGCAAGGTACAATTCCTTGTTGGTAATTGTCTGACTAATTGTCAATGAACCAGTTTCCGGTACAGCCGCGTACATTGTCATGGCTGATTGACCGTTAATCACAGACGTACCGCTTAAATTTGTTGTCTTTGTTATACTTAACATATTGTTTTCCTTTCTTTCTAACTACTCCATGTACCTGAACTCCAGTCCCATGAAGCTACTACTGTGTCATCTACATATATTCTTAATACACTTCCATCCCAATCAAATGCAACAGGGTTGTGTGTATACATTGCTGGATAGCATCGTCTTCCCAATGATGAATGATATATAGATATATTGTTACAATCTGTGTCAAATCTTACCGTAGCTTCTGAATCTACATATAGAACCCCCTTTCTGATATCTACGCCAAAATCTGTAATAGCATTTATTACCACATTATCATTTCCAATAATGCTAACACCGTGTGCATCAATGTTGTTATGTGTTTTAACATTTGGATTGTACATTTCTATAAGATATGGTGATTCCTTCAAATAAGCATCTCCATAAGATAATTTAATCGCACTATATGTTGATGTATCAGTCTCTATATTAATAGAACCTCCTGTTATTTTCGCATTGCTCGATATCAGGTTATCACATCTTATAGTTCCATCTGCTGAAATAATGGTATTAGTTGTCGTTAATGTGAACAGATTACCATTGATATTAACAGACTTATTACCACTAATATTAATTGTGCCTTTAGCTTTAAGTGTAATGTCATCTGCTATAGCTTCAATTGCAGATTTAAGCTCGCCACTTGTTGGGTCTTTCTTTATATAAGCTGCAAGGCTAGCTGTGGTTGCGTAGCTCTTAAGCGTATTAGCTACGCTATCCTTAGTTGTGTAAGTTCCTGACACCTCTAGTTTGATGCTATTACTTTCCTTAGTTATTGCTTGTGTAATAGCATTATTCATCTGCGTTGTAGTGCTATAATTGTTCTGAATATTAGTTGTAAGAGAAGATAGACTTGTACTTATGTTGTTCACATCAATTCTTAAAGAAGCGTTCTGGTTAAGAAGATAGGTTGTTTCTGTCGCACTGATTTCAACCCAATCATGTGTTCCGTCAGATTTCCGAATAAATCTCCATGCTTTCTGCTGATTCTCCCAATATGCAATTGTTCCAACATACTTCTCATACTCATCTTCTGTATATTGCCATGTGGTATTGTCGCTTGGGTATATATCGTCTGACGGATATATCTGTATGCTCCATTCATTAGCAGGGTAATTATCCCTAGTAGGTTCATGTGTAATCTCATATATCTTATGATTGCCATTAAGCTGATTATCAATGTATTGATATTGGTTTGTAACATCAACCGTCAATCCATTTAAGTTCTGTTCAACAGTTGTCAGCTTATTAGATATGTTTGTAACTTCATCTTGGTTAGCTTTTTTCTCAACTACAGTTGTAAGACTTGATATGCTTGATGTGTTACTGTCTGCGGTCTGTTTAATGCTATTAACAGTATTACTTAAAGCTGTAACAGTGCTGCTATCAGCCTTTTTACTAAGGGTTTCGGACATTTTGGTTATAGTAGAACTATTTTCATCAACAGTCTGTTTAACCTCATTAAATGTCGTAGTATCAACCTTGTTACCTATATCAGTTTCAAGAGTAGTTGTTCGTGTCTTAAGGCTTGATAATTCACTGTCTGTATCAGTTTTCCATGAGCTTATTTCAACATTAAACTTCTTAATTCCAGTAATCTCACCATTGATGTTAATAATATCCTGTAACGCCTTAGTAACATCACTATCTTTAATCAGTACCCATTCATATGCAGGTGCTTGTTCTGTACCAGTGTTGGCAAATCTGTATGAGTATCCGTCTGCACTTGAAGCAGGGTTGACAACATAGCATATATCGCCTATATGCTTGTTTTTCGTTGCGTTATCTTTCCAGTTAATAGCTGGCTCATTATTAAGGGTAGGTATTTCTGTCTTTGTGAATGTCTCAATATTTCCGTCAATTTGCCCTTGTAAATCTTCCTGTACTCTATCTAAATATTCTTTTGTTGGTACTTCCTCGGCTAACTTATCCAAAGATAAGGAACCTGTTCCGATACGCTTGCCATTGATTGTACCTACTGTAATGTTATCAGCATTAAGATTAGTAACTGTAATCTTGCTTGCGTCAATAGTACCTGCTGTCAGCTTGTTAGCGGATAGGCTTTGTACTTTCTCATTAGTTACTGCACCATCTTTGATGAGTGATGTTGTTACAACCTGTCCTTTGACATTTGCAAAATCAATTTGTGCATACTTTAAATCCGCTATATCCGCCGTTAATGAATTAGCTTTAAGTTTGATTATCTCTGCATTAGCCGCCTTAAGGCTTTCCACATTAGCATTGATGATATCTGCATATGTTGCATCTAGTTTATTTGTTTTAAGATTATTAATGGTTGCGTTAGTTGCATTAAGATTAGTTATTGTTGCATAAGTAATCTTGGCTGTATCTACATCTAGCTTATTAATTAGTGCCTTATTAACGGTTATCAAGTCGGCATAGTACCGCTCCATCTGCTTAGTAATAGGTCCAGAAGCGGCACTTGTATTCTCCGTGTCAGATTGACCTATAGATGTAACAGTATCCATTAAGCCGCCGTCACATTCGTGCGTAATCTGCATTATAGGCACTTTGTAATCAACGCCACCTTTGTTGACGGTTATAATGTCACCAACTTCTAGTCGGTAGTCACCGACAAACTTAACTGTAAGCGGTCTAAATGTAAAACCACCTATCTTTTTATAGACTTCATCAAGAATTGCCTGCGTCATAAACGGATTGGCAAAACTAAGTCCTGTCGCTCCGTCACCAGAAATAATCTGACTTTGTTCTGTAGAACCGCTTTTGGTATTGTTGCAAGTCAGCTTCTGTATGATAAAATCTTTACTCGTTGTGAATGTAACGCCTTGCTGATAATACTTATGTCCGTCAATTACATATCCACTATCCTTATACCACCTTAATTCAAGGTTTCCATTAGCATTAATTACCGCATTGCAGCCTTGTAACATAGCCATATAGCCGATAATTTCACGCATTGTATAACCTTGTGGCTTGTCGTTGATAGTATGTGCTGTGACTATATTTGTTGCTAAAGATATGCCTAACTTGCCGCATATCTCATTAAGAATAGCTTTATCTGTGCTAGGAAATGCTATATCCGAGAAGTAAGGCATATCAGCCTTATACATTCTGTCGTATGCTTCGTAGCTTGTGTATTCTCCGTCACTTGTCTGCTTAGTAACTGTAAATATTCCCAACTTAATATAGTTAATTTCTTTGCCAACCTTAACGCCCTCAAATATGGTAATCTCCTTATTTTCGAGGCTTATTGCTGGCATATAAATAGAAAAGGTAACACCGCTGCTGCAAGTGTTACCTATCGTAATTTCATTATTGGGATTTATCATGTTTTGGAACTTGAAATTGTTAAGCGTTTCAGTATATTCTTTTCCCTCGACAATATACTTGGAATAGTACCTTGCACTATTTCCCCTAACAATTTCCGTCATAGCTGTGTCTAATATCTTCATTCTACACCGCCTTTATTGATTAATTAATGGTTTATCATAAACTCGATTGAGTATAATTTAGCTGGTGTAATTTCTTCGCATTTATCGAATGCGTCCATAGGAAGCATTGTCATGTCAGGCGCTTCAATCTCTTGTTCATTGATTTCCTGTAATTCTTCCTGTAACTTCTTTAAATTCTCTGATGTAATCTGATACTGATTATCGTTAACAACTGGTTCGCCACTGTCGTCCTTGTCTGCATACTTAATCTTAGTATCTTCTATGGTCTGTAGCGTTGTCTTGTACAGCTCTTCTAACGCCTTAATATTGCACATAACAGCCATGGCAATTCTGCCTGTAGTCTTGTCATGCGATATGTTGCTCAAACTCTCAAATCTGTCTATTAACTCACTTGTTTTAAGTTTCATGTGGAACTCTCCTTTATTTCTGAATTAAACTTAATTTTGCTCCGACTATAAGTCCGTCCTCATTTTTTGCCCTTGTAAGATACGGATATGTCACATCTCCTGTATATATTGTCATTTCCTTTTGTGTACCACCTAAAAATAAGACTTGTGCTGTTGGGAATGGGTTATCTATGTCGCTTACTACATTATCAAGCAATAGTGCCTGTTCACCTGTTAATGGTGGCAATTGAAGCTCTACTTTGTCTTTGATATCCACGATTGTGCCAACCATTTCTCCATAATCGTTTCTTCCTGTGTTCTTAGACCATATCTTATTTCTGCTGTATGTGTAGCCGTTATAGGCTACCGGAAGTCTAACTCCCTCAATCACAACTGCGTCAATCAATCAAACCACCCCTTTCAAGGTATTAAAAAAGGAATGCACCATTTCTGATACATTCCTTAGTGTGGTTACAAATTTCTTGCAACCATTATATTTATTTCTGTTTGAGCCATTCTAATATTCTCAAGAAAATCTATGCAACTTCATTGAATAATTGCAGTATAAATTCTCTTCCAAGCTGTGTTATTCTCCTGTGATAAATAACCTTACCATTGTCAAGGATTTCTTGCTTAATCTCTTCATATCCCATACTGCTGTATGGCGAGTAAAGAACCCAAGTTCCATTGACACTGTATTGGATTTTTTTATCAGCAAGTAACTTGTTAAGTTGAATAGCAGATTTCAGATTCAGTTCCTTAGCAATCTCTGTCATTGTATATGTCTTATTGACATGTGTTAAGATAGCGTTCTTTCTTTCTGCTTCAACTCTTGCTTGTCTTTCCTGTTTTAACTTTGTTAATAATTCTATTCCAAAGTCTGGATTATTCAGTATTTCATCAATAACATTATCAGTAGCATATATTCCATTCTTACGAATTGACGGAATAATCTCATCAGCCACTAATGCTTGAAATTTCTCTGCTGTTTCATTTTTGGCTTTCATTGCTAGTCGGTAGAAGATGTTTTCTGGGATAAAATCTGGACAATTCCCTTTGTAATTGCCGTTGCAACTTCCTGCAACGACCTTTAAATCTGTTAGATAATTGTAAACCGTATTCCACCTAACAACCTCGTTGCCACTTGCTGCAACGGTGGTAAACCCAAGTCCTCTAGCAACATTTTCCAATCTTAAGTAAGCAACGCCATTCTGCTCATAGCAGTCTACGCCGCAAATATTCTTAGTGTTCATAGGTGCTTTAATCTCATTGTGAGAACTATCTTTTGTAGTTGGATAATTATAGCTCATTATTTGCCTCCTACAAAAATTTTATCATTTGCTCTAAACAGAATCTATTGCGTAGTGGGAGTATATGCCCACAATGCCTCACGCAATAATATTATGCCACTTCCTTTGTAGCCTTGTCCTGTTCCTTTAAATCAAAATTATTAATATTGTCCTGAATAGTTTCTAAACGGTATTGATTGCCCATTACTTACCACCGCCTAACTCAATCTTGCCATTTGAAAGGCACTTGCAAGCATAACCAAATCCAGCTATAAAAGCACTTTCTTCGATTTCAAAACAGCTCTTACAAAAAGTATCGTATATCTTATCACTTAAATTACTGCTCAATATGCTTTCTAACTCCTCGTTAAGTTCCTCACCTTTCTTAAAGTACAAATCTCTATCTTCGTTGTCTCTTCTCCACTGACTATAAATCATCTTTGCAAATTCGTTCATAATATCAAATTCCTTTCTAATTATCTTGATTTTCCGAAAGAAACTGATATAATTGTATTTATCAATTCCTTTCGGATTGGTGGTTTTAAAGTGTTGTGTTCGTTGGTAGCGGTGCAACACTTTATTTTTTTTGCCCTTTTACTTTTTCAATGCCTTTTTTAATCAAATCAAGTATTGTATATCCGCTTTTATCAGAAAAATTCATTATTTCTTCCTTTTCCTCTTTGGTGACACGAATATATATTCTTTCATTTTTAGGATTGTCGAGTTTAGGTCTACCTTTTTTATTGGACATATACTCACCTCTTTTCTGTCCGCACATTTAATATAAACCGTACGCACAAAAAAGTCAAGCACTTTTTCAATAAAAAATGGAACGCACCGAAAGATACGCTCCATTAAATAATTTATTCAAGTGTTAATGTCTTTTTAATAAGTTTTTTATCAATAAATGACGAATGGGCTTCCACCTCTAAATCTACATTACTTCTATCATTTAAAATAAACGCTTCCGCAATTGTAATAGACGTGTTTGGCTGTATTTCTTTCATAATATTATCTTCCTCTTTGACAACTTTGAGTAAAGGATAATCCAATTCTACGCCATTTTGAAAACAATTTATGTCATAATTATATGCAGCTCTGGTATTGTCTTTAGAATTATTAGTGAAATCAAAATAAACAATAAGTATATCTTTTTCATTATTATTTATAATTTCATGCTTAAGATACTTAAATTCCGTATTGTTATAAGTGGCATTATCACTGCTTTTTTCTGTTGTGGTATTAGTGTTTTCTGTCTTTGTATCGGTACTTCTATTGCCGTAAACTATTATCAAGACTAAGACAAAAGCTATTGCCAAACCGATGTAAAGTTTCTTTTTCTTTTTCATATTGCGTTACCCCTTTGCTTTTTATATATAGCAAAAGAATAACACAATACTTTTATCTTATCAATACGGAAAGGCTGCTTGACCTGTCATATTAGTGTAGTTATTAGCTTTATCTTGTACCATTGTAAATAGCTTATCTGCGTCACCTTGTAATGTTATGTTTACATTGTTGTTAGCTTCTGACATAGCCGCTACAACCGCATTGTAAACCGCTGGATAAACTGCATTAGCAATACCTTGTGTAATTTCCTGTTGGTTAGCTACCGCTGTTCTTCCGTCCATAGTACCAACCATTTCGGGTCCAACTTCGTTTGCGACAAATAATTGTCCTTTGCCTGGGAATCCGCCGTTTGCATACCAATCAATACTGACTTTTGGCACTCTAGGCGGTGCAAGACTAAATTCTCCGTCAATCTTAAAGTGTGGTGTATCAATGTGTGGAAATTCAAGTCCTAAATCATTCCACCACTGTTTAAAACTGTTCCAAGCGTTCTGTATCTTAGTTTTAAAATCTTCAATTGCCACAGAAATGCGTTGAAGTGCTGGTTTGCTATCCCACCAGTCTACAACATTATCCCACTTTCCTTGGATTCCTTTTTTAATTCCATCGGCTAAGTTTTCCCATTTTTCCTTAGTAAACCACGGTTTCACATCGTTGCTCCACCAAGAAACAATCGCAAGACTATTCCACCAACCAACGATTGAATCCCATTTTTCTTGTATTCCTAATTTCATTCCATCAACAGCGTCAACCCATGTATCTTTTTCAAACCACGGTGCAACATTATTATTCCACCAGCTAACAATAGCTGTATTGCTCCACCAATCTGAAAAACTGTTCCATTTTTCGCTTAAAGATGTTTTTATATTGTCTCCCAGTTCTCCCCATTTTTCCTTAGTAAACCATGGCGCAACACTTGTAGTCCACCAATTTGCTATGTCATCTTTATGCCCGAATGTGATTGTTTCTATCACTCCGTCAATAAAGCTAGGTAAATCTTCAAATGGTGCTTTTATAAGATATGCTAATTGGTCGAACATTGACATATCTATTTTTTCACCTGTAAGTGCTTCATTTAGTTTATTGCCTATATTAAATCCAATAATAGCTGCGCCAATGCCACCTACGATTCCTGTCCCAATAGTTAAGCCTATTTCTGTCGCTGTACCAGCTCCCATTATTACAGATAAGTCAGTAGTTAGCATAGTTTGCAGACCTTTTAATAGTCCACCTCCACCAGCAAAACTCTTTAATCCTTTCTTTATAGCACTCCAACTTAATGCGTCTGATATTCTTTCTCCTATTTTTTTGCCTAAACCGGTAAACTTCATAACTCCAAGAACTGACATGATTGTAGTTTCAACGGGTGCAGATTGAAATAGTCCTTGCCATATTTCAATAGCTGCTTTTATAGCTTCCCAGATTGCCTTGCCTACACTTGAAAGAACTTCTACCCAATCAATTCCAGCAAGATAATCTCCCATTTTTCTGCCTATTCCGTACCAGTCTACTTTGTCAATAGCCTTTGCAAACCAATTAAAAATTCCTGCCACAAGGTTAGATGTATCTTGCCCTGCCATTTTAAAATCGCCAATTGCAAAATCTCGGAATATCTTCTTAACAGGTTCAAGTGCCTTATCAATCTTATCCGCCCAAGCAACTGCCGAATTCTCCATATTTGCAAACGCTTTATTCCACGCCGCTTCATATTCTGCCGCCGCCTTAGTAATATCATCTGTTAAGTCAATACTACTACCGCTACCGCCGCTTGAACCCTTGCTTGAGCTTGTATCGTCCTGTAATTTATTTATTTCATCAAATCCCATAAGGGATAGCGTAGCTTTCTTTGCTGAATCCGCTACATTTTGGTATCCGTCCGAAATATCTTCCAGTCCGTCAGAAGTATCTTTGTATCCGCTTTGTCCGAAGCTCTCAAAGTCAATCTTAACGCCCATCAAAGAAGCGAGGTTGACTAATAATCTTTTGATTGCAATAGTTACTCCGTTTACTATTGGCATAACCTTTGAAAGAATTGGGATAAATAGCTGTCCTGCTACCATTCCGACTTCTTTCATATTGTTGCTGAACTGGCGTAACATATTACTTGGGGAATTAATTGTCAATTTGTTATCGTATAGGCTCTTTGTCCTATACTTCTTATAGTTTCCTATAAGTTCAGAGTACATTATCACCCACGTTTTTACGTTTGGTTTGGTGGTAGCCACTTCCACCTCATACTGCCCTATATGCAGTAGTGTCGGACACTCTTGGGAATATTATATTTATTCAATTCCTACTCGTTACAATACTTAATAGCCTGCTCGTAATCTATTAAGTTATCTCGGTATTAGCATAGTTGAAAAACTTTAGCCTTCACCGATTTTGCCCGATTGTCATAAGATGTTTCCATTCTTATGCAACACTTGGAAGATAAGCTATATCATTAACTTTCTTCCGTTTATTAGCCAAATCCCCCCACGATACTTTTGATTGGTCTAATATTGCCAATACTCTTAATTGCTGTTTTTCCATCTGTGTCATTTCTGATACAGACTTTGATATCCCTAAGTTGTAAGCATATGTCGCTAATGTAGCATTGGTAATATCAATACCATACTTATACAATGCCCTTGATTGACCGATTAGACCACTTTGTAAGTTCTGTGCTACTGTTGAATAGTCCACATTAAAAAGCGAGCTTATATCGCCTGCAAGCATTGTCATTGACTTTGTTATAGCCGTTGTCGCTTCACCAGTCTGTCCTAACGAATTAGTAACAGAAGCTAACTGTGAAGCGTACTGTGTTATCTCTTGTATGTTAAGTCCTAAGTTTTTTGCTCCACTTTCTTCAAGCAAGCCACCTTGAACATTAACTTTTAGTCCAGATAACTTTCCAAGAGTATCATTTACTCTGTTCTGAAAGCTTTCAGCGTATGCCGTAGCGTTATCATATCCGTACTTTTCATAATCCTTATCCCATTCTGAACCGATTTTGCCAAATGCAACTGCTTGATAGTTGAACGCTTCAATGTAATCTGTTGTTGACTTGATGGCTTCTATAAGTTTCTTGCTGCCACGAATTACCATAAAATAAGTTGCATAAAACTTATCTATGGCACTTGCTAAGTTCCAACTGCTTTTAGTTGCTGTCCTAGCACTTGTAGAAACGCCATACAGCGACTTTTGAAGTGAGTTTGAAGATGTACCCACCTTGCTACCTTGACTAGCAAGATTAGCCAATGCGTTAGTCATAGCAATGACATTGCTACTTACATTAGGCGCTCTTGATAATGTGGTCATTAAGCCATTCAGCGCATTACCCAGTTTAGGGATATTCACCGTGGCATTTTCAATACTTTTACTGCCTAGCTTACTTAGCGACTTCGCAAATTCTGTAACCTGTGTTGCGTTCTGTGGTATGGCTGATATGCTTGCAACCGCTTTTGTAACAGCTTCAAGTGATGTAGCTGTGTTAGCAAGTGCGGCTGAATCAACAGAACCTATCTTTGTGATATTCTTGGCAAGTCTTGTAAAATCTGCTGTTCCTGCGTTCATATTCTGCATAGCAGAACCTAACTGACTAACACCACTCGCAAGGCTGTTTAGTGATGAACCATTCACAGTTGCAAGTGATGTTGACAACCTTGTAAGCTGATTTATCAGTTTATCAACAGAATTAATAGCTTTAGTGGCAGTACCGGTAATTTCGACTTCTAATGAATCTAATTCCACGCCTTAGCCCCCTTTTATAGGATTGTTGGCGGTAGTCCTTTCTTTTCAGTCTGTGCCGCCCATTTTTGCTCATTGAGTAACATCAACTGTAACTCTTTATCATATGTATCTTCTTCACTTTCTTCTGTTTTTTCTGATAAAATAGCTTGTTTAGGATATTCAATGTGTACATCTTTATCAAATGCCGCACCTATTCCGCAAGAAATAGCTGGAATTGCATAAACTAAAAACCAGTTATACATTTCTGCGTCTCGATTTTGTCTATCAATTTTTTTGCCTTTTGCATATAGTAATAATTTTGTAGGTGTCATTTTTAAAAAGTCCGAATAACTAACGCCTAGTGAACTGGCTAAGACAAAGTATTCTTCCCAGATTATTTTGTGGAAGTCTGTTTCTTTAAGTGGTCTTGTGGAATTACTGTCGGTTTCTTCTGTTCCTGCGTCGCTTCTTCCACATTGTTCGCCATTTCCTCTAACATCGCTGTTATTCCGCTCAACTCGAAAAAACCATCATCTTCCATCGCTTTCTTGATTTCCTCAAACAATGTTCTATATCCGTAACTCTTAT